GGTTACATTAAAGGTTCTGACGTTGAAGAAAATGCAGCTCATGTTTCCTCGATTACCTATGATGAAAACAATGGCTGGATGTTAATCTCATTGGCAATTCAAAATCTTTCAATAACTGGAACTCTTTCTACAATCCTAAGCGTAGACGACATATTGAACATAAGCGGAGCTTCTTTTTCTGTACAAAACGGTTCTTTTAGTATTAAACAAGTTGCAAATCCAGATGCAAATACTATTGAAATTTGGGTTGATAATCCTAATCTAGATTCTACAGATTGGGACGATTTAAATTCAGGTGCTTTAGCAACCAGCTTTTCGGATAGTATCAATCTCGTAGATTTCAGCGACTTCATTGTAGGCGACCAACTTCTTTCAGATGCTTTCTCTTCTTCCTACCTAATTTCTGTAATCGGCTCTTCAGGTTCTACAATTAGAGTCAACGGAGTTGTAGACCAACTTCAAGCCCCGGCAGGATTAAGAGTAGTAGGCTCACGAAAGAGTGCAGTATTACCCGTTAGAGATTTAGATGAAAATCCAACTATTTCCAACCTCGTAAAGGGAGACCTTGTTTCTTTTACGGGAATTCCTAGAAAAATTCGTATTTTAAGTATCAACCCAAATGGAGATACTTCAATTAGCCTAACTGGAAATGGAGTTACGGCCAAATTGACTCTAGGTTCAGGAGATACTACCTCCTACTCAGTTGGGCAGCAACTATTATTAGTTCAATCTGGAATGTTCACCGGTACTATTAGCATCTCCAATATCGCTTCAAATACAGAGTTGGAATTTAATTCAACCATTATAGGAACTGAAACTGGCACTCTTAAAGGATATACAGTCGAACTAGATGAACAGTTAACTTGGACAGACAATCAAAACTCACTTCAATCTTTTAGTGTTGCTCAAAGATGGAATCCAATTGAAGCTCCAGATGACAGCTTCACACAAACTCCTTCTACTTACGTGACTCATTTTGCTGCAAACACATATGATGACCAACCATATTTTCAAAGTGTAATGAGTGCAGATAACCTCTATGTAAATAGCGGAGATGATAGTCCTTTTAAAATGGATGGCTCTTCTCTTTATAGAGCTGGATTGATTAGATGGCAACCGCATTTGTACGTAAGTAAAGATGTAAGTCCTGCTACTGGCGGAACCATTGATGTACAAAATATTACTGTAAATGTAAATAGTACCATTGTAGATGACGCTTCTAATGGAATTGGTTTTAAAGTCGACCTAGCATTACTTGGCACCTTCACAGTAGGTAAGAAAATAGAATGGTCTGTAGATTCTCAACTCTACACAATCGACCGTATAGAACAAGATGTTACTAACAATTTATTACTCATCTATGTAACTGCCAACCTATCTACTACTTCCGGAACTGGTACTATCTCTAGAGTCTACACCTACAAATATTACTTTAGATTGAATGCTGTGGATACCAACAATAATGTAATCGCTTCAGCAACTGTTGGAGCTGACGACTTCGTTGTTGAATTTGGTAGAGACACTCAAGTTCGTATAAGACTTGTAGGAATGCCAATTTGGGACATCTACGACTATAATAGATTAGAAGTACAAATCTACCGTACTAAATCAGATGGAGCACTCTTCTATCGGTTGGCAACTCTTCCGATGAATTTCAATGAAGGGGCTGCTTACATCGACTATGTGGACACAGATGCAGATGACGTACTTTTCGATGTAGATGAAGTTTCTACCATCTTCAATGGAGTTGAATTAGGAAATCAATGGTCTCCTCCTCTACGTAGTACTTTCAATACAAGTATTCAAAATCGACTTGTACAAGCTTCCATAACTGAAGACCCTAAAATAGACTTACAGTTGGTGGATACAGGAAGTCGAATTAATGTTGCTAAGCTAACTGGCCAACGCTATCTTTTCAAAAAATTCAATACTGACCCTTTAACAACTTCTGATTTAGAGTCTAGAATTGCTTATGAATTTCTGTCTAGCGGAGATGAACTGACAATTGACCCAACAACTGACGTGACCGGCATAGCAGGAACTAGTGTTACAATTCAAATAGTGAATACAGCACAAATTGGTGATTTTATCTATCTCTTCAAAGACTCAGTTGTAGATGGAGCAGAAACGCGACTAATGGGACACTACCAACTCTCTGCAGTTACAGGAACTAGTGTTACCTTCCTTGCTTCAAATGCAGTTGCAACTTACTCAAGTGATGATGTAAATCGCATATTGTTTGCTACGCAAAGTGGAGATGTTCCTGTATGGTTAGGAACAGATGGCAACTATGGAATGCTTAATGGAAACCGAGTAGTAACTGGCCCCTATGAATTTGTTGCAATAAGAAGACTTGCAAATGCCATCAATACTAGTATGCGCTATGCAAGGGAGCCATGGATTATCGGAAATGCCGGAAATGAATTCCAAGCAGGACAGCTAGTAATAACACAACCAAAAGTGTTTAGCGGAGAACTTGGAATCACTCCAATTTTTGAATTAACTCTTCCTACTTTTACAGGATATACTACCTTTGTAAACGGAGTTAAACGTTCAAGCGGTAGTCAAATTTCTGCTTTAGAAGTAATTCGTCCTTCACGAGTAATTTGGTCATATCCAAACTATCCAGAATTAATGAATAATCCAACCGCTCTGATTGACACTGAATCACTAAATGTGGCGGACATAAATACAAGTGACGGTCAAGCCATTACTGGTATAATTCCATTCTTTGGTGACTCTGCGTTTGGTGCTGCTTTAAAAGATAGTATTGTCGTTGTATTTAAACAAAATTCCATCTATCTCTTAAACATTGGAGAAAAAGAAGCGGGCCGGACTGCAGTTCAGAAAGTAGAATCAAATGGACAAGGATGTACAGCTCCTCGTTCAATTGCAGCTACTCGTGAAGGAATTATGTTTGCAAATCGCTCAGGCCTCTACCGATTAACTAGAGACCTGCGTGTTGAGTATGTAGGACAGCGTCTACAGCGTCTATGGGAACAAACTGTAAATAAAGACCAACTTGACCTAGCTACTGCGACTAACTTCAGAATTCAAAATAAATACAAACTCTCCTATCCATTAGTTGGAGATAAAAAGAATAGTCAAGTATTTGTCTACGACCATACTCGTGAATATAATCGAGAGTTTAATTCTCCCTATGCTAAGACTGCAGTAGGAAGTTGGACTGTCTACGATGCTCACTCTGCAACGGGATGGGCCAATTTATTGAATGATAGTTTCTTTGGTACAACTGATGGACAGGTAATGCGAATTAGAAATGTTGGGGACCAAACTGACTATAGAGATGATGCTAATCCCATCAATCTAGACATCACATTTGCGGCCAATGATTTCACTGATGGCGGAATTAGAAAGATAATGGACCGAGTTTTAATTGACTTTAGGGCTATTGCGGATACGACGGGAACTAAGGTGTATGCTGCTTCCAACTTGTCGGAATCATTTGACCAATTAGACCCGTTCAAACTAGATATACTCGAACCTGGTGAAATGACTAATCTATCTGATGAAACTGACCAAAAAGTACTTAGTATTAGATTTGTCACTAATAGACGTAAATGTTTATACTTGCAACTGCGCGTAACAAATGGTAATGTAGACGAGCCTGTAGAAATTGCGGGCATCGAATACAGGGTAGCGGGTTACTCTGATAAGGGAACAACGGAAGCTAGGAGTACCCAGTAAATTATGGCAAGTCTAGCTGAACTATTAAATCCCAAATCAAAGAAATCCACTGCTCTTCAAAACGGACAAATGGTTCGAACAAGCAATGAAGAATTAAATTCCCTTGCACAAAAATCAAATCTACCTGCAGCTCCCACAACTCCAGCTGGAGCACAAATGCTTGGAGCAGGTCCGGACGTTGCAAAGATGGCAGGTTCGGCTCAACAAAAGCAAGCTGCCCTTCGCCAATCTATTCAAGAATCAGAATCTTTAGATACTCAACAACGACAAGCTCAACCTCGTAAGGAGCAAACTGCAGAAGAAAAAACTGCTCAAGAGCGAGCGCAGCGTTTGACAGGACTAGGTAATTTAGAAGGAAGAGTTCAAGAAATAACAAATAAAATGTTGGCCGGCCAGACCGCTCAACAACAAGCCCCTCAACAATTGTCCCTCAATCAAGAAGCTATTCAAAAAAGTGGAGTAGCTCCAGAAAGTCAAGCTCAGTTTCAAGACCTCTTGAATAAGATGACGGCCGGAACTGCGACAAATGAAGATATTCAAGCTGCTAATCAATTGATGGGTAGAAATGCAAGTAATCTTTTGACGGCCGACCAACTTAAAGGAATGTTTGGCGGAACTGCTCAACAGGTTGGAGCGAGTGTTACAGGTGCTTTGGCAAATAATGTAACTGTTGGGAACTTGGACCAAAATCAAGTTCAGCAGTTGGGTTTCAACAACTTGGATGACATGGCCCAGGTTCTTAATGTTGCACCCACTGATTTGGGCAACATGACTATAGACCAACTGCAAGAGAAGGTCAAACAAATTAAGAGTGGACAGTATCAACAAACTCAAACTCTTCAAAAACAAGCTAGTGACCCCAATCTAGGTGCAGCCGAAAGAGCTGAAGCGCGAAAGAATCTAAGAGAAGCAGGAGTGGTTGGAACTAGAGCCGCTGATGAGAATGTTGCCGACCTGGCGCAGCAATTAGAAGATGCCGATACAGTGAAGTTCAATGGACAGCAAATGTCTGTTAAGGAACTATTGAGCGATGCCAATCTAAACGGCGTTATTCAGCGCTTCATTGATGACCCTAACTACAAAGCTCAATTAGAAAAAGAAGAACCAGAATTTGCAGATTGGCTTAATGTAAATCAATCCGCTGTCAAACAGATGATGGATAAGATTGACCCCGCAGTTAAACAGTACAATCAACTCCAAGCAGATAGAGCTGGAGCCGCTAAAACTGCACAAGGAACTACCCTTTCTGACGACCTAATGAAAATGGTTTACAATGATTGGGGTTCATTAGGTACTTCTGCATATGACCAATCTAAAGAACCTGAAGCACTTAAGATAATGAAGAGTGAATCGGCCGACCCTACAGTTCGCGCAAACTTAGAAGATTTCCTAAATCAAACTGCAAAATCAGACCCTATTCTTGCACAGAATATCTTGAACTTATCTCGTCCTGAATTGGCAGCTCTTGGTGTGTTTGATAAAGGAAGTCGTGGATTGCAAGACTACATGGACTATAATACTAGTATCAAAGCTGCACAAACAGCACAAAGTCCTGAAGAGTTCATGAGTAGTGTATTCGGAACAAACCTAAAAGATGCGCAACAGTTGATAGACCAAGCTCGTTCTTTAAAGAATCTAGGAATTAACATACCAAATCTCGACCTTTTTGATAGTGACGGAGACGGTAAGGTAGATAGTCTCGACCAGCTTAAGAAGAATGCAGTAGGTCCTGGTAAACTGTTTGATGGAAATCAATTAGGAATTCAAGGCATTATTAAGAGTGGACAACAATTATCTGACCTTCCTAAAGGTTCCAATGTGATTGGTTCCCTATCTGATGCCCTTAAGAAAGTAGACCCAGATACAGCAAAGTTATCTAAGTACACTAAAGATGGTTCTTTCTCAGATTCAGATGCATATGATTTTGCTTCATCAAACGACCTCAACAGTGTTAGTAAATTACTCAACAATCCTAATGTTAATTTAGGAAGTAGTAAAAAGTATCTACAAGATGTTTTAAATTCAAAAGTTACAGACCAAGTTAAGAATGCGGTTGGAGGCGGTGAAGCTTACTCCTATCTTCAAAACCTTCAAGATGCAGTTCAAAATCCATCTGCAATTACACTTCAAAATTTTGATGCCAATAAGGTTGACACAGATAAACAAAATCTTGCTTCAACTATTAATAATCTAAAGAACAAACTTACAGCAGAAACTCAAGGTCCAGTTCGTGATGCATATCAAAAACAAATTGGAAGTCTCACTGACACCTTATCTAAATTGACCGCCAACGCCAATAAGTATCAAGAGTTGAAAGACGCTTATCAGCGTAATTATTCTCAACAAGAAGTTGAAAGAATAAACAAACTAATTAACGAAAATCAAAAGAGATAGTAATATGGCTAAGACGATTCTAGACGCATTGCAACAATCTACTCAAGCAGGAGCACCAAATCAACAGTTGGGCAGCATGACAGATGAAACTCAACGTGCACAAACTCTTCTTTCTGCTAAGAGCGGTAAGGCGGGTTCCACTTCTGCAGCTCCTAGACAATCTTCGATTGCGGAAACTCTTGCGGCCAATCAAGGTGCCGCGGCTTCGCAGCAATTGGGACAACAAGCTAATCTTCAAGCTCAACAATTGGGACAGCAACAAGAGCAGAATAAACAGCAACTTGACCAAGGAATGTCCCAATTAAACGAAAAAGATTTAGATGCTCAAGATAATTACACTCGTCAAGCAACTAGCATTCTAAATGAACTAGGACGTAAAGGCGAAGAATTGGATTTCAAAAAAGATAAAGCTAAACTAGAACAAGCCGGCTTCAACATGCGCCTATCAAATGACCAGTACGTGAAGAATCTAAAACGAGAAGGTGAGAAAGCTAGATTGACCAATGCCAATAATATGAAAGAAGCTATTGCGAACAGTGTATTCTCAAATGAACAAGATTTAATGAAAGATGATATTACTTTTAGAAATCTAATGAAAGCTAAAGATAGAAGCTACCAAGATGATTTAGCAAACATCAATCTAGACTTTGCTCTTAAAATGAGTCAAGCTAGCAATGAAGGAGCTAATCAAAGAGCTCTTTGGTCGGGAATTGGCGGAGTAGCTAGTGGCGGAATTCAGGCAGTAGCAGCTGGAGCAACTGGAAATAAATCTTCTTCAGATACTTCTACTGCCCCAGCTCAAGCTCCTTCTAATCTAGGATTAAGCAATGAATCTAATCCAAGTTCTCGATTTACTTTAGGAGTTAAATGATGGGACTTAGAATGCAACAATTACAGCAGCTCTCTAAGAATGCTCCTGTTCAAAACCAACAAGTAGTAAAGGGAATGGACCAAGCTAGAGAAGCTCAATTTCGTCAAGCAGCTCAGGCAACTCCTGCAGGGGCACCGCAAGCGGCACAGCAATTAGGAGCTCAAACTCAGCAAGCTCGCCAACAGAACTTGGCACAAGGTGCCCAACAGAATATGGAAACTCAACAGAAATTAGGCTCTCTAGAAGCCAATCAACAACAGATGCAAAATCAGCAAGACCTATTCAGTCGCCAACAGGGACTACAAAAGAAACAACGAGGACTTGAAAATCAACTTGCTTCTTTAAACGAAGAGGCCAAGAAGAAGATATTTGACGACAATATGAAGTTTGAAAAAGATGAATTAGGCAGAACTAGCTTCAATGACCGTCAATTGTTAGACTATGCAATTCTAAATGCTAAGTCCGATGAAGACCTAGCTAATTTTGAACAGCAAATGAATTTTGAATCTGAAAAGAGAATGAACACATTAAAAGCTGCTCAAGCTAAAATTAAGCAATCCCTAGAGCAAGGATATGACGATTACAATCAAACCCTAGATGCAGCTCAAAAAATGAAGTTAGTACAAGCTCAGCAAGCACTCGAACAGAAGATGAAAGAAGAATCTAATAAGGCTGCAAACCGTGCTAGTATGTTCGGTGCCGCAGGCACCATTGGTGGAGCTGCAGCCGGTGCAGCCATCGGGGGACCAGCTGGAGCAGTAGTAGGCTCTTCAATTGGTAGTGGACTTGGAAGCATTGCCGGTAGTATATTGAAGTAACTCACTCTTCGAGCTCTTTAGAAAGGAAACACAAGATGGCAGATATAAATACAAGAGATGAAGAAGAAATCTTTGCAGATGATGCAGATTCTCGTGCTAAAAGAAAGCAAGCATCCATAGGAAGTGCAAAAGGGCTGGCCAATTTAGCAGCAACTCCAGATGCTCCAACTCTAAGCGACGTCATTGCAAAAACTCAGGCTCCAGCAACTCCAAAGACTCCCGAACAAAAACAGAAAGCAGACCAATTTGCAGAAACTAGTCGTCAAAAATTAGATGACTACACTAAGCAATTAATGGAAATGAATAAAAAGGACCCAGACCTTTCAGCTCGTTTACAAGGCCTTTCTGATAGATTAGATGCAGCCAAGAAAGAGTACGATGACAATTCAAACGTACTTAAATGGGCAGAAGTTGCAGAAACAGTTGGCCACGCTCTAACTAAAATTGGTGCAGCTAGAGAAGGCGGAAGTAAATGGGATTCTTCTCAAATTCAACTACCTAAAACTAATTGGGATGCTAAACAAGAAAGACTTGATAGAAAGTACACCGGAGAAGTGTCTGGATTAGCTAAGCAGCAAGAAGGATTACTAGGAAGAGCAGAAAAGCAAGAAGAATCTGCACGTAAGAGTCTTAGTGACCTCCTCCGTCAAGAGTATGACAATATTCAACAAGCAGACAAATTTCAACGTCAAGGTAAGCTCGACGAGGCATCTGATGCAAGAAGAGCCGCAGAGAGAGCCAAAGAAGGTGCAACTCGTTACCAACAAGAACTCGGACTTGTGCATGCACGTGGAGATGAAGCTAGAAAAACTCAAGCTGAAAAACCACTCCCTACAGGACGAGAATCTCCTGAAGATAAGAGGGCAGCTCAACAACAACAAGCATTGGATGAAGGGCTGACATTTGCGTCCAACTATCAACAAGCTGATTCTAGAGTAAAAAGACAGTTAGCTCCTAAAATTGGACAATCCCTTGGTAAGGCTGGACTGAATCCAAAAGTATCTTCTTTCCTAACTAATCCTAAAGGAACTGGAGGAATCTTCAACTTTGGTGGCATCAGTAAAGAAGAAGTAGCAGATGGCGTAATTGCTGGAATTAAAAGTAAAGAAGATGTTGACAATCTAAATAGCCTCATGGCACCCTATGAAGGGAACTCCGAAGCTTCAGCTAAGGTACTACAAGCTCGTGCATTGTCAAATAGAGGAGACCAAGAAGGTGCTCGCAAGTTGATTGATGAAGCTAATGAATTGATAGCTAAGAAGAAATAAGAGGGAGTGAAGTAACATGGCTGACCCATTACTGGACTATGTAAATCAAACCGTAGGGACAAAACAATCTGTTGCAGATGTTGCAGCACCTGCTTCTCAGATGAAGAAAAAAGACCCATTGTTGGAATATGCTCAGCAGTCCGCTCCAGCACCAAAAACAGAAACTGAAAAGCCATTTTTAGAACAAGCCGGAGAAGTCGTCAGTAATGTAGTTAAAGCTCCAGTTGAATTAGCCAAATACTTCATTGAACCTTCTAGTCCTGAAGCAGGGAAGTCAATAAAAGCCGAAGAACTACAAGCTCTTTCTGATAAGTATAAGGGAGCTATCAGTCCTGAAGAATTAGGACGATTTGCAATCGGAATGGGGGGCTCACTTGAAAACTCTAAAAATCCTACAATTGAGAAATTAATTGGTATCGGACTTGAAGGACTTGCAGGTGGAGCTGTTCCGTTTGCAGTTAAGAAATTGAAGTATTCTGACAATCCTGAGGCTCGTTCGGCGATTGATGAAGTACGTAGTCTCGTAGATGAGCGGAAGACAAAAGGTCAAGTAGCAGCAGAATTAGCTACAGGTCTTTTAGTTCCTGGAGGAGTTGCTGCTAAGGGTTCCTCTCTTGCAGTGCGTGCAGCTGCACCTGTACTTGCTGGAGCAGCCTATGGAGTTGGTTCTTCAAAAGAAGGAACGGAAGTCAAAAGTGCTATTCAAGGCGGATTACTTGGTGCTTATTTACACGGATTGACTGCAGGTGCAACAAAAATAGCTAAAGGTGTGGGACAGACACTTGAGAAAACTAAAGAACCAAAAGCAATCAAAGAAGCTAAATTAGAATTCACTCCAGAAAAAGCTGACCAATTAGAACAACAGATAAAAGAAAAAGTAGCTCAAGATGATGTGTCTACCAAGTATGTGAATGATGCAATTGATAGCAAGCCTGTCGAAGTAACTCCTGAAGATACTAAGCGTCTGTTAGAATCCAGACCCGAAGATGCATCTGAAGTAATGGGCGAGCTGATGAAAAGAGCGGACGGAGAAATGTCTCCTGAATCTCTACAAAAAGCTACAGCCCAAAAATTATTAAATGATGAGATTGGAGAGTTTGCTCGCTATTTAGAAGATTCTGAAGTGCTAGGTGGGAAGAAGTATGAGCGGCCGGAAAATGCTGCAGAAGCCATTAAGAGAGCAACTGAGATTGAAGGACCTGAATTCATTCGTGATTCCTACGAAAGATTTAAAGAATCAAAAGCAGCTCAACAAGTATTTGATGAAGGCCTTATTGAGAAGATGCCAGAATCTGCTACAAACGTAAAAGCAGTTCGTGACTTCCTATTGAACTCCCGCTATGCATACAGATTCATGGACCGAAAACTAGGAACTAATCTTGAATCCACTATGGATAAGTTGACACAAGGTATGAACCTTTATTCCCTTAAAGTGAACAATGTTCTAGACCAAATTACAAATATGGGTAAACAACTAGAAGCAGTTAAGTTAAATCCAAATGAAGTGACAGCGGCAATTGAAACAGGAAGTTGGAAGACTCTCCCTGAACCGCAAAAGAATGCTGTTATGAATATTATAAACTACCAAGAATCTCTTCGTAAGCAAGCAAACGAACTTGGCTTGCCCATCAAACAACGGGACTCCTATGTTCGTCACTCTACTGTATCAGCTCCTGAATACATTTCTCGCATGCTACAGAAAGCTGACGATTTGAAAGTATCAATGAGCGATGGAATGACGCAACTAGAGTATGAACGTCTCTTGAATAGACCAGAAGGACGTGAGTTTGTTCAAGCCTTGACTCTAGGTAAAGGGGCAGCTCCTAAGAATGCCGCTGAGATGAACGTATTAATGAAGCAATCTCTAGACCCTCAATCTGTTTCTGAAAGAATCAACAACTATGCAGCTGCTGCACAAAAGAGAGAAGGTGAAATTCCATCTTTCGTTAGAGAAACTGACATTCTCAAGTTGATGAAGAATTGGGGAGAGAATACTTTTAGACATGCCTACTTACGAAAACCTCTTGCAGAAATGAAGAAGTATAGAAATGTTGCGATGTCTGCTGGAGATAACTATGCAGCTTCCTACATCAATACTCACCTTGGACAAATATTGGGAACTAAAGCTGGAAATAAAAATCTAGCTAGTTGGCTGAAAAATCAGCGTATTCAATTTCAAGCTAAGATGCTAAAAGAAGCAAATCAAACTCAAGGAGCTCGTAAGTTAGTTTACGAACAACTGGCTGCCGCGCCAGAAACTGCACAATTCTTAATGGGGCAAGTCTATCCTAACTTCTTAGGACTTAAAGCTAAGTCAGCCCTTGTCAATTTGGTGCAACCACTGATGCTTTCAGTTCCAGAAATTGGCTGGACAAAAGGTTCTGGTCTTCTTTTGAAGGCGTATGCGGATTTAGCTCAAGCTAAGATTGGTGGGAAGACAATCCGATTAAGTCCAGAGATGGCACAAAAGCTTGGTAAGGAGCCAGGTAGTCTCATTAAGACTAGAGACCTTGGAATCATACTTGGAAATGATGGTACCTTATCCGCTAAATCATTTAATCATGAAGTAGAGCGCTACATCAAAGATGGCATCAACCAAACAACTAAGGGATTGCCTAGAAGAGCAATTGACCGCTTAAATGAAATGGCAATGTTTTTCTTTGAATCTGCAGAAGAAATCAACCGTTATGTGGCTAAAGAAATGGGTTCTGAATTGGCTAGAGAAGCGTTTAAGAATGGCGGTAAATCTCAAACGTTAGATAGAATTCTTCCACCTTCTTATAAGAGAGAACTACGTGGTAAGACACTAGAAGAAGCTCAAAAACTAATAGGACAGTACATGGTCAACAAGACTATGTTTGCCTACAATAAGGCAGAACTAAGTAAATTTGGACGGGATTTTGGGTCCCTGATGAGTCAATTCTCTAAGTTTCCTTCCAGCATTAGTGGAGACCTGATTGACATCATGCAATCTCGCGGAGCTATTAAAGGCGGAACTGAGGTACTCAGGAAGTATCTAGCTCCTGTATTTGCACTAGGAGTTGTAGGTTCAATTGGTCTCAATCAAATGATTCAAGAAAATCCGGCACTTAAAAAACTTATAGGAAGTCAAGGGGTTGAAGACTGGGCTGCATTAGGAGCCATTAAGTCGGTTCTCGATAGAGGATTTGCTCCTCCTCACGTTAAAAATGTAATGGGAACCCTACAGGCAGGAATTGAGCAGAGTCCACAAAAAGGTTGGAAAATGTTCAACGATGTGGTACAATCCACAATGCCGCTTGGATGGACCCTCAGGTTCCTAGGCGACGACCTACCAGCCTACAGAGGAACTGAGCCTGAAAAAGGTTCGTTCCTCCAAAAGGCCCTACGCGGGGCCGGTGTAGACGAGAACAATCTAGACTCCTACATTGATGAATTAGAACAAGCAAAACGTGGACGTGATTAATTAAAACTCGAATGTTTGAAGTTTCTTCAACATCGAAATGACGAAAGGAATGAAGATGTACGCAACAATCCTAACAGGGGCTGGCCGACTTTTGATGAGTATGGTACTTCCTCTATTGACAGAAAAAGTAATGAAATCACTTGCAATTATTGCACTTGAAAAGGTAGCTAAACACACTGAAAATGAATGGGATGACCAATTAGTTCAAACCGTTAAAGATGCTTGGAACGAACAGCCAAAGGAGTGAAGAATGCCGTCTAAACGTGAAGAGTACCAAAAACAGCACAAGCAAAACACAAAAGCAGCTGAAGAGCCGGGAATCATGGACCAACTTGGTCAAATGTGGAATGATGCATTTCATGGAAGTTCTCAACCTCCTAAAAAAGAAGGGGGTTCAGAAGAATACACTCGTCAGTTACAAAAGATAAAAGATAGGAATTCAACTCAGCCGCCAAATCGTTTTGATAGCACTCCTCAACCAATTACTATGAATGAAGAGGATGAAGATGAAGATGAAGAGAACCCAAATCGTCCTTTGAATAGAGGACTGCTATCCAAGATAAAGATGCCAGTTGCATGAATGAGTTGCCATTAGATAAGAAGTCAATTGACATTAGGAAGCTTATTCAAATACTCAAGGAGCGCGGTCATCCTGATTTTGGAGTACTTGAAGAAGGCGAAATACTTGACTATTCAGAGTAGCTAAAGATTCCTTTAGTTCTGCTAATTCTTCTTCTAGTTCTTCAACGCGACGTTCCACATCAGTTTTGTGCTTGTTCTGATTCTTTTGTTTCTTGAATTCGTTTAGACTTACTATTTTCATCTTCATCTATTAGGACTTGAACTGCCTCAATAGCTCCTTCAAATTTAGCTACCAGGAGTTTAGCATCGTTCAGGTCTTTATTCAACTGCTTTATAAACGTATCTAATACTTCTCTCACGTCAGATTTCTCCTTTGTCGAAACTGCCGAGCTTAATAGTTAATCGAGCATATATAAACTTAACCAATGTGTAACTTCAGAAACCTTCAGTGCTTTCAGTGCCGTAAATGTAAGTGCAATCTCTTTCTTTCCTTTATCTGGTTCCAGTCTTTCAAATGAGATGGTAGGTTGAATGTGATGCTTTAGTGCGCCGTTGGATGCTACTTCTAAATGATATTTAACTGGGTCCACTGTTCCTAATACTACCTTATACTTCTTTCCTGGTTCCAAATCTTCTACAATCTCTTCTTTGCTATTGAGAACTTGACCGCCAGAAATGTTGATGGCGTAGTAGGATTTAGAATTTTGTAGTTTGACAGATTCATGTTCTGCTTTGAATCTAATATAAGTAAGCATTCTAGATTGTATATTCAACTTAACTAGTGCGCTAGTCATTTTTTAACTTCCTTATTTGGTACTAATGGTAAAATCCATTTTGTATTAGTTTTATTATAATGGTCAACTGCTTTGGCGATTTGATTGTAAGTGGAAAGTACGTGATTATAAAGTTGAGTTTTAGCATACTTTTTGTAATCGTCTACCATATCTTTTTTATCTTTATAATCTTTATGTATATATTCAGTTACAGTTCCTAATGTAGGATAGAATAAAACTTTAATTACTAAATAGTCTTTCCAGTCTGAAGGAGCATCTTGAATTGGAGAAGGGCCATAAACTGCAAAATTACTATCATCTAGTATTTCTTTTAATTCTTCTATGCTTTCGAGTATTTTCATTCTCCGGCTCTCCCATTTGAACCATAGGTGAATAATACACCAGGTGCAACCCTCAAGTCAAGGTGTACAAATGTTTCCGCTACTCCAATTCCATGGAAGCCAGCCCTTATTGCTTCATCTACTAATTGGTACTTTTCCAGACCATTTCTTGCTGCAATGTCTGCCGCAATTCCTTGAGTGTGCTGAGAGTTTGGAACTCCTCCTACAGCTGCATTGTGTTTGGCACAGCGCATCGCACTATTGATAGTCATAGGTCGACCAATCCGGTCTCTCAGCACTTGAAGTGTATTTACCAATTCTTGCTTTGGAAGTATTCCACAGCAAGGGCACTTCATTTCATCTTCACTGAAATTCTTACTCATCATTTTTTTAGGGGACATCTATGCACTCCTTTTCTCTAAATACTGGACAATTATACCAAAACTCTCCAGTTGCAATGAATGTGGTTAATTGAATTGGACTCCAATTGGTTACTACGTGAATTTCTTTGAGCCACCAATTTTCTATATAGCGCCGTATGGTGCGACCATCTCTATAAACAAGGTGACAATTAGTCTTATTCATCTTTTCTAAATATTCATTTCTAAAGTTATAGTTAACCAACCGTTGCTCCATACAAGCTCTACTATTTTAATGGAATCATCTCTCAATCCACTATTGTAATAAATTTGACCAATAAGAGCATCTACTGCACGTGATATGTATTCTGCATCTTTTACATTGACACTATAAACTCTTTGCGTTGTTTCTATTGTGTCTGAAATACTAATTAAAGGATTCATATACTAAATCTCCATGCTCATCATAATAAGCAATTTCTCTATAAACCGGGCATCCACACCATCTAGTATTGTCAGATTTTAATAGCATGTATCTTTTATTCTTTATATCCCATTCCGTCCAATATTGGTTAAATCCAGCATAAAAGCAATAACTACGAAATTTTCTTCCATCGGCTAGTAAGAGATAATGATTTGTTCTATTCATCCAAGACCTCCACATAGACATATTGATTACGAACTTCATCTTTACTCGAATACTTATACTTCCTAGATTTGAATGCAGAGCTCCACGCGTCAGCCAGTGAATTACTTTTGGAAATATAAAAAGACCTACTGAGAACTTGAGGAATTACTCCCTCATTAGCTCCAAGAACTTATTCTCTAGCTAGTCCATCCAAACTAATGAATCTCACATTTATGCGATTGAATCCTTTAATGGATGCCTCATCTGCATTCTTCATGTCATCAGCGTCATTGTCGTATGCGTAGTCGTTTAAGTACATCCATTGCCTCCAATCTACTTAAAGGTTTAGTCGAGTTTGCATATCTCTCAAGAGCTTCATACATGCGACTCCAGTCTGCCTTTAGGTCATCATTCTGTTGAGAGAGTTGTTCAAGTACCTTTTCCAAACTTACTACCTTATTAACCAATCTATCTAGTCTCTTGGTTACAAAGTCTAAAGTGTTCATTTTAAGCTGTCCAACAACTCTGGATAATCAGCTCCATTTAGGATTTCCAATTTCAAATGCGGCCACTTTTTGATTGCCTTTTTGTATGCAAGCCTGTAGAGGAACTTGTGGTAAGGGACAATCCATCTTCCAATACTCCTACTAATAATAGGCATGAATACGGCAAAATCTAGTCGAATTAACCATTTTGGATATTGGAGGTATGCATATCGAGGATGTGTCAAATCATGCAATTGCGTCCATCCAAATCTACAATAGACGCGAGCTGTTCCCCATTTCTCTTTAGTGTCAGAAACAGACACGCGGCCCCATCTAACGAGAAAGGAGCCAATCCATTCAGCAGCATCATTGATGCCTTTCCAATCCACTCCTTGCTCTTCCCAGGTATGCATACTCGACTCACTTCTTCTTTTTGGTTTTCTTTGAAGAGTTTCCCGACTTAAGTGGCATTGTTAGAATCTCCTAGTTTGGTCAGTACTAAATTCAATTGATATTAGGACTCCTACAATCATCAATAGTAGAATAGGCCATAGAAACAAAATGGTCAAGCAATTCTTTATTGTGAGAGACTCTTGTAGTCTATGTTTAATCGAACCGTAAACACCTATCAACAGGAAACCAAAAATAATGTGATAGATTAGATAAAGTGAAATTAAACTCATTTCTTCTTCCTTTTCTTAGGTTTCTTTTCGACAATTTTCCAAGCTAGGTCTACTACTGGTTTAGACTTGGATTCTTCAGTTCTAAAGAAAAGTACTTCGACATCTTTACTTGTTCTTTTTATAGCTTCAGTTAGTCCAAATAGAGTAGCTTCATTTTCTGCTAATCTCTCTCGTAGTTTCTTTAAAGTATGAGCATTTTGTTTATGCGAGATAAAACTTCCAATTGTTACTAGTAGTGTCAGAATTGCTAATAATATCATCATTCTTTTGTCTCCTGAGTTTGATTAATTTGAATATGCCTGATTACTTCTCTCATGGCTCTATAAGGGTAATCAGTCTTCAATCCTTGATACTCTTTAGGAAGCCAAGGCTCACTTGGAAAGCGTCTACTAGTTCGGCGCTTGCGGCGTTTAAGTTTTTCTTCTTTTCTTTGTTGTTGATTCATTTTACAAGTCTCCTTTATTAGTGTTAATCCTTTATATACCTTCCTACATTTGCCAAGTATTGAACTCTATGTGAAGTGGTCTTTGAATGGTAACAAGACCATGCATCTTCTCCATATTTACGACACTCATTTAGCTTATCTTTCATCACCATCTTAAATGATTTGAAAGAAGCTTTCGTATAAATTTCATGACCGTTCTCAAGATTGAATTGGTTTTGATTGATGTGATAGTAGGAAGCAGTTTTATGATTTAACTGAAAGAACCCCATGTCCGGTTTATTAGTAGGAAGCCAACTAGACTCTTGCATTCCAATTGCTACAATTACTTGCCAATCTAAATTAAGTTCAATTGCTGCACCTGCCACTAAAGGAGCATAGAGGGATGCGCGCTCCTGGCTAAGTTCTGGCTGGAGAGCCATTAGTCTTGCGACGATAGGTAGGTATATTAGGTAGGTCATACATCCCTCCAAGTTTTGTCAGTCTTGCAACCAACATATAGAACATCGGCTACTTGACACTAAACTTTAGGTGATGTAGACTATTTTTTAGGTACACACACCTATTGAGGAGCTGGTCTGGCTTTCCAAATGCAGCTCCCAATCTATTCATTTCTCGGCCAATCTTATTAATATCTATTCACTATTTCTAGTAATCGTTTATAGCTGCTGTCTGTGTAGTGTGCAGAATCGATTAGAACTGGTTTCCATGCTACTGGTTCAATTTTTCTATAGGGTAATTTGCGTTGTGCAGCTTGAACTTTAGAGTAGTCGAATGAAACGGACGGGCCGGCCACTACTACGAGAATCTTCATGAAAGTGCAGCTAGCTTGTAATTCACTTAAGAATTCTTTAGTATCTTGTTCAAACCTAATATTACTTAAGTCGGATTCTCCTTGATACCATACTAGTCTCGTTTCTTGTGCACAATTCTCACTAACCAATTCTTTCAAAGGCTCAGCATTATTCTTCCACCAATTGATTGAAGTACTTCCTACTCCATATCCAATGTACCGGCCGGAGCTTACAAGTAGTGGGTCAAGAGGGAGTGAAGAGGTTGCAACTCTTAGTAATTCGCGTGCGTTTGACTGGCCAGCAATTATTGTGGTCCCGCGAACGGCTTCTAATTCTTGAGTACCACAGCTGACTAATGCTAATAGAATTAATAATAATCTCATAATTGAACTCCTTGTCTATCTGAATAGTCATTTGGAGCATTAAACTCGTCTAGTCTAAACTTATAGTTCAGTCCATTTGCTACCTTAGTGTAGTAGAGGAAATACTGGTCATTCTCTTTTTCATAGTGCATGTTTGTGCAGATGGTTTGAGAACCAATCAATACGGCAAATCGTGCAGACTGAAGTACTCTCCAACTTCCTAAGTTGTTTGATGAGGAAGCAGAATGTGAGGATTCATAAGCAATGAAGGTACCATCTGCAAAGAGTGTGTACCCGTGTTGACAGTCGACCAGATTTCCTTGTCCAATTACAATTGAAACGGGTGCATCCTTCCCATTAGTGCCATCCTTACCGGCTGGTCCTTCGGCACCTGCAGGTCCTGCGGAACCATTTGTGCCATCTTTACCGCTGGCTCCTACGGGACCTTGAGCGCCTGTTGTTCCGTCTTTTCCATCAGTTCCTTTTGGTCCTTCGGAACCAGCAGGACCAGGTGTACTCACAATAATGAGAGGTCCCCATACTTGAACTGAACTTCCTTCATAAGAGCCGCAACTAGCGAGCAATGAAGATGCTAATAGGATGAATAGGTTTTTCACGTTTCTTTCCTTTTCTTCTAAATGTTTCTTTTTGGATATTAATGGTACCAAGTTGATAGTCTTCAGGGTCTGCAGCTATCTTTTCAAACAGAATACCGCAAGTTCCACAACTACAATTTCCAATTCCATAGATGGCCGTGTTGCAGTGTAGGCACTTAATTGCAAACTGAATATTACCCGGCCGCTTTAATTCTGGAGGGAAAGGATGTGCAATTAGAGTCATTCCTCAGTCCTTAGATTTAGGTGCTGCAGGTTCTTTTGAAGGTTCCGGAAGCGGGCCACATACTTTTGTAGTCACCGTTTCTTGACGCCCATCTTTTCCAGGACGACTAGTTTTAATTTCTACACACCACTCCTTATTAGGATTGGTCTGTGGAGTTTCAGTTGGAGGTTCAGCCCCCCATGCAACTATTGGAACCAATAATAATAATGATTTCATCAAGCTCTCCTTTTAGCTGGATAATGAACAGTTACTATTGCAGACACCAATGGGTCTCTCTCTTGTGTATAACGAGTAATGCGGCCAACTCTTGCTACAGTTTGATAGTTGTTTGCACATTCCCGAGCAATCATCTTGGCCTCTTCAAAAGCTAGGATGGAAGAGTGAGTCTGCCATCCATCTTCTTTAGTCCAGAGTTCGACCACATATTCGACTCCCTCTGGGAGATTAAACCAATCTTTTGGTTCCATTTAGAAGTCGACTCCAACTTCAGAATTTTGACTTAATAAACGTGCATCCACACTGGGTTCAGTTTCTTGGAAATCCTTTTGTATCGAGCGCTTGAAGAGGAGTGCTGAACGTCCGTTGATTTCTAAGTTCATCAACTCCCATCCCTCTGCACCACGTGCATTTAGCACATCAATCAATGGAGCTTGTTCCTCTTCTGCTGTAAATAGCTGATATTCAAATTTCATTTATGGGTTCCTTTCTCTCTAAGAAATTTCATAATATCCCAAACCTCCCTATCTACATCTCCATATTTGGATTGAAGTAAATAGAGTCCAATTAGGGAGCCAATTAATACAACCAAAAATAATACTCTCATGCTGCCCTTCCTCCACCTTTTGGACCACTAGGTCCATCAATGTAGGTAGTCCTCATCTCATAGTCAGACCAAATCCAGCCAAACCATAAGTACATCATTAGACGATGAAACCAATTAGGTTTTCTAAACATTTCAATGTAAAAAGATTCTCCAACGATGTAGACTCCAACTGGCCGTGGAGCTCTTAGTGGAATTACATTGGAGATTTCTTTTAAGTTCACTTTTTAACTCCCAATTTATACTTGGTCCAATAATCTTGGAGCCAAGAGCGGGGCACTTTGTAGCCAACCCCAGTCCACCCTTTATTGAAGATTCGGACTGGCTTCAACTTGCCCTCTCTTAGAATATCGTCTAATCGCTCTAAAACTTTAGGTAGGTCTGTGAACTCATAGTAGATTCCGTCCGATGGAAAGAAATAACAGAATACTTGCACACCCTTAGGAACTGATTGCCAAAAGGAACCTGGACTTTGTTTTTCTTCAGATGAGAAACGTTCGATGAAGAAGTTCTCTGTCTTCTCATGAGAATAGGAATCAGACTTCAATTCTAGAATGGCTCCATCCGAAACACGGCGGAAGTCCGCATAGCGTTCCTTGATGAACTCTAATTCAGAATGATACCCTTCAGAGAACTTCTTTTCAGCTGCATCTCCAAACTTCAATCTTTCTTGGAAGTCAAAAATCTTTTTGGTCATAACTCTCCTACGGCTTGAAGTTGCGCTTTGCTCACAGTCTGCGTCTTTCTCTTTCTAATAAGTCTTCTAATTGTTTCTTTGCTTCTTTAAAGTTTTGGTAATGAAGAGTTTGCCCACCTGCTTGTTTCCATTTCTCAATATTCTTAGACCAGTCGTCTATTAGAAGAGAATTAGGTTCTGCGTATACTTCTTTCTCTCTACGAAAGATGGCATGGAAGGGGACTCCATTGTTGGTGAGCCAATCTTGTTTTCCTTCAATTGTAGCTTGTCCACCCTTTCCAGGAGAGCTCAATATTAGAACGTGTTCAAAATTTTGTTCAAGAAATCGAACAAGACTTTTGTAGTTCTTAATAGGAGGAAGTTGTTCCCAAAACTTAGATTCATGTGTTCCAAGAATAGCTTTCCACATATCTCTTTGAGATTGTTCTTTGGGCCCACGTCCAGTTAACTGACGGACTCCTTCGTCGAAATCGGCAATTACTCCATCCATATCCAAGTAAACCTTGATGGTTGACTTTTGTTTCTTCGTGGCTACACGCCGTTTCTTTATGAGTATTTCTACAGGTCCCGTATTATCTAGAACCGCCATTAGTTTGGTCATACTTTCCTCTCATTCATGACAAGCCCGTCACGAAACCATTGTGGAAACTGCTCTTTATTCTTAACATACAATCGAGCAAAGCTTCTATCCAATATGTGAGTAGTACCATAGTCAGTTGGACTTCTACAAATTCGACCTGTTGCTTGGATAACTACCTTAGTGGCTTCCCATGCATAGTAGGAAGGATTTGCTTCCGCCTGCCATCTGATTGCCGGCTCTGCAAGAGATGGCCATGGCACTTTAGTTATTAGTTGGAAGCGTCCCATATCTTCCAAAAGGTCCACTCCTTCATAGAGGCCGCATGCAAATAATACTGCATCTTTTTGGTTCTGTCTATAGGCTTGATATTTGAGTAGCTTATCTTCTTTAGTGTGGAATATGTATCTATCCGACTTACCTTCTAATAGGGGACGCACCTTATTCAAAAGAGAATAGGTAATGTGAACAAATCCTTTTTGATTAGGATGCAATTCAATGATGCGACGAATCTCTGCTGCAAGTTTTTGGTAGTCTTCTTCTTTAGAGTGAATGGACAATTGCAATGCAGTTTCCTCATCAAAGAAAACAGGCCGTTGCGCAGGAGGAATTGGACTGCCAGAGTTAATCGTAATCACTCTCCTCTTAGCAAGTCCTAGCTGATGAATGTCTACATTTGAAATTGTGGCCGACATGAGGACCAGTTTCCGAACCTTACTAGTAGGCCATAAGAGTCCACTATAAGCACTTGTATCTATCGGCTTGACGAGGAGTGCTTCCTCTTGTCTACCCCTATAATAATCGGTTCCTTTTTCTACTAGATAGCGAGGAGTCGGCTGATTTAATTCCTGTTTTAAAAGTTGAAGTGTCTTGTCCTTTAGGAGACTAGGGTGCCTGTCGACCCACTTCTTTAAGTCGTCATATGAGCGAAGGGAGTAAGGATACTTGTATTTAAACTTCCAAAGTTTAGTAGACATTTGGTCTGTAACCATTCCGCGCAACTGATGAGCTTCATCAATGATGAGGGTTTCACGAAACATCTTGTAGGCAAGGTAAGTGTAGTAATTGGCAACACTAGTCTTCACGAAATCTTTCTTTGCTACCGCCAATTTATAGGGACAGTTCTTGCAAGTGAATTTCTTGGTTGCAGAGAAGTCTGCACAGGAGGCTTGGTCCATGAGGGAATGACAAGAGTATTGGTCTTTCCTCTTAATGGTGTGCAATTGTGGATAGTCCTTTAGGTATTGTTCAACTAAGATGTTAGAGGGAGTTAGAATGACGGAACGGCCTTTTAACCAATTACTAATGGTGATGGCGATTGCACTCTTTCCTACACTAACTGGAAGGTTGAGAACAAATACATCAAACTCATCCCACATTTCTTCTAGTTTTAATAGGGCATCACGCTGTTCTTGACGAGGAGCTAGGTGTTTAGGAAAATAGTCTAGTATGCTCACTTCGTGTTGCTCCATTTACAATTTGTGTTGCAAAATTCTCATTTCTTACTAAGAAATTTTTCTAAAGAAATAGTCAAATGTCTAATTCTATCTACAGCTTTGACTACTTTTAACAAGTCCTGATTCTTTTTCAACAGAAATTCGTCTATCTCATCTAGAGAATCTAGGATTAATAGTATAGCATTTCTCTCATTGAATTTCATGAGATTAGTTCATCCAAGTTGATGTTTCTATCTTGTAGCATTTGGTGGAATCTATCTGCAATTCTCTCAACCGCTTCTAACTGTTCTTTAGTTGGAGAATCAATTCCTTCTATCTCTTCATACTTGTAGGCTTTTCTAAATACTTCATGTTGAAGGTCCCATAGAACTAAACAAAGGTCAAGTGACTTTAGAGAACGAGCGTGTGCTTCGCGTCCTTCAGATTCATCCAAATTGAACTCTAAGATTCCAAGAGAAGCCGGCCGCTCTCTTTTAATTCTTTTCATTTTATAATTCTCCTTAGTTTTTAAATATTCTTAATATTTTCTATTGTAGAGATTAGACCTATTGGCTCTAATCAATTGTTTGTGCTCTACTAATTGATTGCAGAACTCTTCGTAGGATACATCAGAAACATACCTATCTCTCCTGGGAATTTGAAGTATGGCAGCTATTCCTTTTCCTATATCAGGAACTTGTGTTTTAGTTTGTAGATTAACTAACCAATAGTAATCTTCATGTCCTTCAATTCGACTAACAAGTTCCAACCAACTAATCATACTCATAGTTTAGGTACTCCATACTTTTGCATTTGAAGGTCATTTAAGTGCCAATTATTCAAAGCACTTACGAGGTAGTCCACCCAAAACTCATCAGTGAATCCACTCAGCTGGTCCCATTCAATTTGAGAACCCATCTGTTTAGGATTGAACTTAATAGTCCATCCAGTCGCATAGTTATATTCGGCGTGTGCTTTTGGTTTGTCCATCTTGTATTCTCCTATCATTCTAGAACATCGGCCTATTCTTGAATAACTTTAATCAGTTCTAGTCCACTAGTTAGTTTTCCCTCAAGGTCTCTTAAAAGAGGAATAGGTTGTTTGGTTGCCAAGCATGCATTTGCAATGCAAGTGTACCCAATCATAATTGCGTCGTTCTCATCCGTCTTATTGTAGTTCTCTGGAATCTTAGTTCTCCACGAGATGGGACTTACTTCAATCCATCTCTCACAATTGACTGCACTATAGATGGCTCCAACTGAACGGTGAAGTGCGAGTACGTTTCTGTTTATGAATTCAGCCTTACCTTGATTCTTAAAGAAGGGAGCAATGTGTTCAATGGCAATTACATCGGGTCTCTTGAACTCTTGACGGAGGGAGTCTGCAATCATTCGTAGCTTGATGGGAAGTGGTAGGTCCCTAGGTACATTTAGGATTCCAGAGTCAACCAATACTCCTGCCTCATAGATTGCATAGCCAGGCACACTCTTCATCGAACCGCTGGATGGGTCTATTGCCATGAGTCGGCCAGTTAAAATCTCATGTGCATACTCTTCACATCTATCTGCTATTTTACTCATCTAATATCTCCTATTACTAGTACTTGCAATCCATACTAGCATCAATACCAGATAACATAGCTGTAAAACAAATGGAGCTGCTACTTGCCACCAAGTTAGTTGAGGAATTAGGTCTGTCCGTTTTAGTAGGTAAAGGATGAATGAAAAGGTGAGCGGCTTACTTGATATTACTAGCATTCTTTCTCCAATCATATTCTGTTAGAATTCCAGTTATTAATGATACTTCCTCTGTAAAGATACGATTCAATACTAATTCTACATTATCAATTATAACTTCATCAAATCCTTTTCCTCTAGTTCTTCCATTTAAATACTCATCAACAGTATAAATTTTTGATTCTAGTAAAGGTTCCATATTAAGTATTCTTTTCTTTTCTGCAAAAGAAAATACAATCATACAAGCGTAGTCATTTTCTAATGTTCTTTTAATTGCTTGATAGGTCTTGCCGGTCTGAATTCCACTATTCATTAGATACATCTGTAACTCCTAATCAATAAAGAGGGTCTGGCTCATAGGTAGGTTCAGTACTTCCTTCAATCCCTTCTACTGTCAGACTTGTGTCGGAACTCCAAATTGGAAGCGAAAATCCTACCTTCAAGTCATCCAAGTTATCTCCAATGAAATCTCGGACCGCATTTTCAATTGCATTTAAGTCGATGAACTGTTTTAACTCATCTTCAGTTCTTGCAATTCCGTTGACAGTTGCTTCATAGATATTTTGAGAGTGTGAAGTGATGTCTTCCTCTTCGTAGATGAAGTTGTATTTGTGTACTTCCTCTACTTCAATCTTCAATTCAATTCGGTGGAATGGAATTGGGTCCATCTGTAATTTCAGTAGATAGGTGACACTTCGCGTACTAATCATAGGGAGATTCCTTTCGTTTATTCCTCAATCTTTGCTTCGGCCAAGTTATTAACCAGCTGTGGAACGCCTTTCATCTTAATGAGTCCACCTAGTTCTTGATTTAATCGCTCAACCATTCTAACTAGAACATCGACTACTTCCTTAGAAACTTGAGTTTGAGATTCTAAAATTAGTTGGTCATGGAAATCTATAATGATTGGAGCATAAGAAATCTTGAGGCGCTCTAATTCTTCAGTCACTAGATAGATGTAAAACATCAGAATGTCGTGTGCGGTCGATTGTACAACTCTATTAACAATATCTTTCTCATATCCACTAGCGACACAAATTGGCCGGCCAAGTCCATTGAGAACCCATCCACCTGTTGCTTCTAGCTGCCACAGTAGGTAAGATTCAAATTCTTTAATTCCCTTGTATAGGGACCAATAGGAGGAGTGAATGCGCTTGGCTTCATCAAATGAAACTGGAAAGCCATTAAGTCCTAGGTCTTCCATCAACTTCTTAGGACCCATACCGTAGTTGCTACCCAACGTGACAATCTTAGCTACTCCTCTTTCCTTCTTTGCTTTCTTCTTTGCATTTGCGATGCCTTCGGCAGTGGGATTTTTTGGGTCATATCCAGCTGCTCTAATCTTTTCTTTAAGTCCTGGTAGGCCGGAGCCAGTCAATAGATAAATATCATTGGGACCCGCATTTGGTCCGTAAACAGAAAGCATTGAGGCATCCCTTGAAAGTTCCGTGAGGACAATTGGTTCAATTGCAGTAAAGTCGAAATCAACCCACACCATTCCTTTTCTGGCAGTCCAAGCTTTTAAGTACTCCTTAGACTTAGGAAGCTGTTGAATATTCAGTCCACCTGAACCTGAGCACCGGCCGGTTAGCGTGCCTGGTACGCGCAGCTGTGGATGCAGCAGTCCAGTATCTTTAGTTAGTTCCAAACATTTTTCTACGTAGCCTAACTCTTTAGTGAGATGGGTTAGTTTTGTGAAGAGATTTCCAACTTCTCCAAATCCAAGTAGTGCCTTCCCATCTATGGCAGCTTGCCCACTCTCTGTCTCTCTGAGAATGGGAAATTTTAGTTCCTCATAGAAGAGCCATTGTTTCTGTTGTGAGCTATTAAGATTGAAGTAGTTGGTCTGTTTAGCTTCCTCAACTTTTGCGGCCCAGTTTTTGTGCAACTTACTTCGTTGTCCATCTTTCTTAAATTGTTTAGGTTCTTTTTTGATTAGTTCATTCACTTGCATTTGATTGTATTTTTGAATGCTAGGAACTACTTCAGGATGTGTGATGAGTTGTTGTTCAGTTTCTGCAATTTGTTTCTGTAAAGATTCAAAGTGCCGTTGAACCTGCTCCACATCAATCTCAATTCCTTTCAATTGTTGTTCAATTGTTTTGAGTATCAATCTCAACATCCATTTAGAATATTCATCGTAAAAGTCCCCAAAGTCCTCAGAGTCTAATACTTCAGTTAGTACCTTCTCATACAACTCAATAGTTCCATAAGCGTCTAAGCAACAATAAGAGCCAAGTATATCTGAAGGAGCTCTCCACATTTCGCCCTTCTCAGGAGCTAACCATCTTTCTTTTTCTGGATAGTAGTAATAGCCATCCTTTTCACTTTTGGAAATACTTCTCACGTACTCATTCTCAATCAGCCATTTATCAAGATTCTCTTCATTTGATTCTGGCCAACCTAATAACTGGACCATTGAATCTTTCAAACCCCATCGCTGCCCAGCCCAACCTTCGTTTGCCAAGGAACGCAACCACGCATAGGTACAACCAATCCAATGAAGCTTGTAGTAATCGCGAATAAACCAGGCGGCATCAAACGTTAGGTTGTGTGCAATGAGAGGAATCTGACAGTTCTCTAAGTAGGTGCACAGTTTCGTCCACTGTTCTTTAGTTGTGATGGGAAAGTAAACGGCTCGGTCAGCTTGCGCCAATCCAACTCCAACCACGTAATGATTAGAATTGTGTGCTTCAGCTCCGCGAGTCTCAACGTCAAGTGCCGTCAGTCTCTTTAGGTCCCAACCCTTTAGGTATGTGTGGAACTGTTGCGGGTTCCAATTGTCTGGAACTATTTGACTCTTGAGTAAAGACGGGGATGAATGGACTGTCGGTTTGAGTAGATTGAAGTGAACTTGATTCAAGGTCTCTTCCTTCCAATACTGGACTGAGCTTAGGCTCCAAGCCGACTCGTTTTAAAATTCTAGAGTAGAAGAAATATCCTGTCACTTTCATTTCAAGTTATCTCCTCTACCCAATACTACCTCATCGAGCACTTACGTGCAAGATGCTGGTTATTTAGATTTAGCTTGAACAACCATGTAGCTAACTTGTGCATTCTTATCAGTACCAGAAAGAACTTCTTCTTTATCGTTGTACTTAGATTGTCCTGCAAACAATCCCGTTAAGATTTTAGAAGTCTGTTCACCAGCTTTACGTACTTTCAATAGATAGGTAGGTTTAGCTTTCCCACTAGCAGATGGTTCGCCTGCCTTAGCATTCTTAACTACGTAGTACTTGTCCATTGAACCAATCGATTCACGCGGCACATCGTTAGTTAGAAAAGAACCATCTTTTCCTTCTACCGAAATCAAGTTAACGATTGTTTGAAACTTACCGGGTGTACCGATTTGTTTCCCTTTTAGAATATGTGTCATTTCTGACTCCCTCTTTGTTGTCTACCTCACTGAACACCCCGCTCAGTGATGGTTATTATAGAACATCGGATTTTTATCTAATTACTTTAATTGTACTTCTTCAATCCATTCCTTCAACTTGCCCTCTCGTTCTTTCTTAAACATACAGCATTTAGAACCAGCTGGACAGTACTGAGCCATCGAATAATTCTCTTTCTCGCCAAACACATCTAAGTTAGCCGGAACTGGACCGAGACTGTTTGTTTCTAATTGCGTTGAGATGAGCTCATAGTAGGATTGAATAGCTTTTGTACTTACAATTGTTTTCTTCTTTTCTAATGAAACTCCTTCACTTGTAATAGGAGCTACCCATGTATACCCTTCTTCATCCCTTGTCAACTCATAGGCTTGTTCAAATGGAAGTACCGCTTTAATTTCTTGCTTTTCGTTTAGCGACACCTTACCATCCACTAATGGATTCTGTAGATTTACTTGCTTATTTGCCCAACTAGGAATCGCAAAATTGGTACGATTTGTGTAAAAGAGTGTCGCTTCCACACTGAGCTGCCAACCATAATGAGTCGCCTGTATTACGTGTGAAAGTTTAGGAGTACCCTGCATCACCTTCAATGCAGTCCATACTGACGAGACTAACTTCAATTCAACTACGTGCTGAGGAACAACTTGGAATGTCATCTGTCCGTTCATTGAAATTGGTGTTATCTTTGCAGGAACCACGTCTGGTCGGCCTGTTACTTCAATCCCATTCTTTGTTTTCCATCTAACTTGCGCTTCTTCTTCTCTTAGAATTGGACCACTCCAACTCTCCTTCAGTGCGCTTAGGAATGCATCCTCATTAGTCCGGCCGGCCTCAAACATTAGTTCTTTTGAATAGTCATTCTCTTCTAAATCGATTCCAAGGAAACGAAGCAAAGTGAGATTATGACACTTGCCAGTCACTCGTCCATCTTCTAATAAGAGACCAGTATTACCTGCCCTTAGTGTGCCACGCTTTCCAGCTTCGGCTTCTTTTGCTTGACGAATGAGCTTGTGTCTACCTGCTTGAACAAGCTGTTGTATGTTAATCATCCCATCCAACCTTTCTTCCAGTTGGCTCTAAAGAACCAATCAGTATCCTAGTGTAAGAATCTCTATCTAAAGTAGTTTGGTCATTTCTTACAATCTCAACAGGAAGTAAATCTTCCTTCATGGCACTAACAGATTCTGCCCTTAAAGTCCACATACTTAAAAATCTAGGAAGAGGGTATTTAAATCCTACAACATCGCTACTATCTAGACTTTTTAATATACCTACTACAAGCACATCAGGAATAATTTCTGTAATTTCTAAAAACGTAAAATAATCACGGTGTTCCCAAACTTGTCCTACTTGTACATCAATCATGGTTTAAGGCACTCCTGAGTTGATTTCTGAAATTGAACTTGACTGGATTCCAAAGGAACTAGAAGATAGGAGTGCCTATCGACACGCACTTCAAGCTCTCTTTTAACATCGGCCAGTTCTTTCAGAATATTAATCATGAAGAGACCTAACAAAAATGCAAGTGAAGTTTTAATTATAAAATTCACAGTTTAGTTCCTTTGTATCTGTCATCTGTTCCAAGTCCCTTCAACTCGTGCTCCAATAAGAATAGTAGATTACAAACTGCATGTGCAAGGTGTGAGACTCCAGACTCAGGGTCAAGGCTTTCTCCATCTTTATGGGCTAATAAATGACGAAGAGATGCACCATAGAGCCGACTCCATGCAAAACCGTTACGCCAATTGTGCTCACCCGATTTATTTTCAGTTGCATACTTCTTAGCTCCATATGTAAGCACCTTAGCAATCTCCACTAAAGGACCTGAAGGAAGTAGGTCCAATCTTGGTTTCTTATCATCATACTTAAGTGCAGCACTCACAGATTTCTCCTCTTCAATTGGAATTAATAGGAATTCTCCACCAACTAGTCTCTCCGCTTTAACTCTTCGTGTTCTTAGGGTGGCTGTTGAAAATGGTTTAAAAATTCTCCAGAGTAAGTAGGCATTATTTTGCCACCTTGAATAATTCTTGACGAGGAGGCAAACCAGAGAGAGCCATTTGACGAGTTCCATCTTCTTGGAGTGCCAGTCCCTTAAGAATCATACCAACTTCATCCTTGTACACAATCATACCTCGAGTTCCATTACCATAAACAACTTCATCTCCAACTTCAACGTCATAGGTGAATGCACCTTCAATCGTCGCCTTTACCGAGTATTGTTTGCCAAGTGGATGTGCCCCATCTGCATCCACGAAGAAGCCGCCTTCTTCTTTAGGGTCATTTGTGAGAACGAACTTGAGTTTGCGCTCAGAGATTCCTTCTCCATTCAATTCGCCAATCACTCTAACAACCATTCCATTTTCTAATTCAACGAACTGTCCTACTTCAAATTTCATTACTAATCTCCTTTGCATTCAAAGCTCTCTAAAGAGAGCGAGTTACTTCATTTCATGTACTTAGATGGAATACTTACAATGTCGTTTCTCATAAACATAAATGGACTCAGCTTCAAGAATATAAAAAGATTGCGAACTCCTCCTTCAACTCTATCTACTACGTGAATCCATTCCTTGCCTAGCACTTGATTTAATTCAGCTGGATGCCACATTGTTTCTCTTCCCTTATGGTAGGAGTAGTTTTGTGCATCAATTGGAAGGTACTTCAATAGGTCCGCATCCAATCTTTCATTCGCAACTGATAGTTGCTCTGCAAGATAGCGTGCGTCATCAGGAGTAATTCGGCCGGCTCCACTAACTGCAACACTATGAAATAAGAGATTAGCATTTGGAAGTGCATATCTTTCGTCACAATGAGCAAGAATTTGAAATGCCATTGAAGCAGCCAGCGCGCCAACAAGACAGTGAAACTTGAATCCACGTAATTTAGCTTGTTCCATTGAGTCGACAATCATCATGCCAAACATTACGGAGCCACCCGGACTGTTGATGGACAAATAAATGTCCGTAGGTTGTTTATTTTCAGCTGTAAATTCCGAGATTACCTGCGCAATTGCAACTTCAGGTAGACTAATCTCACCTGTTATTTCAATCAATCGCTCTTTCGGTACTACTAGTGTATTTGAAGACATCGCCGATGTTCCCAAGAATCCGGCAGATAATACTCCTAGACTTAAAATTAACGTAGATAGTTTCATGCATTCCCTCTTTATTATTTTGGCTCACTCCAACCACTGAAGTTTCACCTGTTAGCTTAATTGATTTTCCCGTAATTGGCAACTTCAAACTACCAATTACTCTTTCATTACTTTCTTTTGCCAATCGAGCGGCATTCTCTTGCGACTTCCATACTTCAACTTTCCTTGCATGTGCATCTAATAGTTGGATGTTTTGTTGTATTCTTTCTATTCTCTTTTGAATTGGAAAATCCCAATCATCCCTTTTGTAGTAAGGAGATGTTGGAAGTAGTTCCTCTTCGAATTCAAATTCCATGCATGAGTACCTCATCTGTTAACAGGTCAAGTAGCTCCTGATGAATAGAGAATTCATCTAGTTGCGGGGCAACCTCACACTGGGCCAACTTTTGTCGTAAAAAGTCTTGTATTAAGTTGGCCTTCTTTGCAGCATGAGCACTTCTCTGAATGTCACCCCGTTTCAAGTAATAATCAGAAACACGCATCGAGTACTCACGTAGTTCTTCAATGTATTTAAGATTGTGTTGCATTTTCATTTACTCCGTTTAGTCGTTCGTAATTACTTACTCCGAATTACACAAGTTGCATTCACTACTTCGAAATCGCTTCCATCTGTTTGAGTAAAACGAACCATCGGTCCTTTAGAATAAACTAAAGTGACTGATGGAAATTCAACAGGCACACCATTGAAAAGGCAACCGACATCTTTTACTCTCGTTAGGTCATAGATAGTATAACCTAATAATGAACTAACTATTAATAGAAACAAAATAAGTAGTAGTCTCATCGTGCAACTCCCTTCACATTGAATAGGTTTCCTTTAGAATCAAATCGAACTTCAACCGACTGACCCAACTCTGCTTTAATATTGTCTGCACTGAGGACCCCAACCAATAGTTCAGAACCTGCATCCACCTTCACCATTATCAATCCCTTAATAGTCGGTTCGACTTCAACAAGTCGGCCGTATCGAATTGTCTGTAGATAGCTCACCATTTAAAAGTACCCCCTTGATTTGAGTATGCACGACCTTGCGTATAGAAGTAGTCCAGTATTTTCAACTCTCGGTTTGCACCTTGAATTTCTACCTCTATAGAAACATCGGATAATCTACCTAAATCTTTAGTCATTAATATTTCGTCTGCGGAAAATCCTATTACTTCTTCAACGTACTGATACTCATCAATTAAATAAATAAGTGGAAGTTTTCCATTATAAATAGAACTCAAAGTTTGAATCGCCCCGTTTAGTTTTATGTCCGTTTCAACTGCAATCGCCGCAACTGGATAGACTCCACCGAAACGATGAAGCTGCATTTGCTTATCTACCTTTAATCTGCTATCCCAACAGATGATGGAATGTTGATTGTAGTCATTTGAAACAATTAATAGTGTGCGTTTCATCTTAAGTATTCTCCATTAAGTGGATGAATTCAATTAGTAATCCATAATCTTCAATTTGTTTAGGCGTATACTTATTATTTTCTCCTATTTGTTTATGGGTAGCTCTCCATTCTTGTAAACTCATACCTATGCAACCAATCTTTAAATATCCTTCGTGGTAGAATGCAAAATGGGCTCCAAAATAAAAAGCCTTAATAGCAGTATGAGATAAGTCAGCTCCACTTAAGTTAGCTCCACTTAAGTTAGCTCCCCTTAAGTCAGCTCCCCTTAAGTCAGCTTTCGTTAAGTCAGCTCCAATTAAGTAAGCTTCACTTAAGTTAGCTCTCCTTAAGTCAGCTCTCGTTAAATAAGCTCCACTTAAGTTAGCTTTCGTTAAGTTAGCTCCAATTAAGTAAGCTTCCCTTAAGTTAGCTTCACTTAAGTCAGCTCTCCTTAAGTCAGCTCCACTTAAGTTAGCTCCCCTTAAGTCAGCTCTCGTTAAATAAGCTCCACTTAAGTTAGCTTCTCTTAAGTCAGCTTTCCTTAAGTCAGCTCCACTTAAGTTAGCTTCCCTTAAGTAAGCTTCACTTAAGTTAGCTCTCCTTAATTCAGCTCTCGTTAAGTCAGCTCCACTTAAGTTAGCTTCCCTTAAGTCAGCTCCACTTAAGTTAGCTTCCCTTAAGTCAGCTCCAATTAAGTCAGCTCCACTTAAGTCAGCTATACTTAAGTCAGCTCCACTTAAGTTAGCTTCCCTTAAGTTAGCTCCCCTTAAGTCAGCTTTTTTATTTACAGCTCCAGTTTTTAAGTATTCTAAATGGTCTGCTAATATCTGTTTAATATTCATGAGACTACTCCTTTTTATTCACGAATTCAATTTAACGTTTTGAAAATCTATCCCTTCCAATAGGAATGCGCGTAATCTTCGTTCAGATGGTAGCTTGTTCAAGAACCCACCTATTGGCGTTCTAATACCACGCTTATATAGGTAGATGTATACGATGCCAGTCTGCTCATCCCTTACTTCCTTAGTTCTTATTCCCAATGCTCTTAAGATTTGTTTAGTTTTCATTCTTATTCTCCAATTCGTGCGTAGTACGAATCCATAGTGAACCTGTTTCTAATATGCTCACAAGAGTGTACACAACCATCAATCCTGTACCAATTGACAATAGTAGAATTAGCAGTGTGAATACACGCTCCGCTCTTGTTAGTTTCATTTTGAATACTCCAATCTCGTGGGTTCTAAAGAACCGGGGTTTCTAACTATGAAGCCGCCTTGCTTACACTCAACTACCCATCCTAGTAGGGGACGAGCACGTGGGAATAGCCAATAAGTGCCACGCATCTTCAGCAGTAGACTTTTTGCATGTCCTATAGTGTAAGCTAGTTTTACAGTCTGCCCTTTTTCGTTTATAATAACAAACATCCTAATACTCCTTTGCTTCTTTTTTTGTTATGAAAAAATGAATTCCAGTTGTACACTCTATTCTGATATCATCATTGAAATCTTTCGCTTTTACTGTCTTATCTAGCATATAAATAAAAGCATTATCATGACTACTATGAAATTTAAACGTCTTATCTTCAATTTCCTTTCCGTCAAAATCCCAAGCCTTTAATACCCGAGCAGATTCTGCTCTGCATTTTCTTCCAACTAAATTAGACACTCTTTTAGTTTTTTTATTAATTAAAAGTTGGAGTATTCCTTCTTGTACTTTTTTATAGACAATTAAATTCCCTTCTGGAAGTATTGTAAAATCAGGTAAGTAAGCTCCACTTAAGTTAGCTTCTCTTAAGTCAGCTCTCATTAAGTCAGCTTCCCTTAAGTCAGCTCCACTTAAGTTAGCTTCCCTTAAGTTAGCTCTCCTTAATTCAGCTCTCGTTAAATAAGCTCCACTTAAGTTAGCTTCCCTTAAGTAAGCTTCACTTAAGTTAGCTCTCCTTAATTCAGCTCTCGTTAAGTCAGCTCCACTTAAGTCAGCTCTCGTTAAGTTAGCTCCAATTAAGTTAGCTTTCGTCAAGCAGGATTTCGTTAAGTCAGCTCCAATTAAGTAAGCTTCACTTAAGTTAGCTCCACTTAAGTAAGCTTCCCTTAAGTCAGCTCCACTTAAGTTAGCTTCCCTTAAGTCAGCTCCACCTAAGTTAGCTTCCCTTAAGTCAGCTCCACTTAAGTTAGCTTCCCTTAAGTCAGCTCCACTTAAGTTAGCTCCACTTAAGTCAGCTCCAATTAAGTCAGCTCCACTTAAGTCAGCTCCACTTAAGTCAGCTTTTTTATGCACATCTCCAGTTTGTAAGTATTCTAAATGGTCTGCTAATATCTGTTTAATATTCATGAGACTACTCCTTCGTTTCGATGTACAAGTAGTAATGAGATTGCATGTAGGGTACGCGTGTCCATGCATCCAACCCTTCCGGAAGTTCTGTACGCTTAACTAAAGTGCCCAATGCAACATGTTCACCGCTTTGTGTGTAGATGAGTTCTGCGTTTGAATCTATTACTCTCAGGATAGACTCTTGTTGAAAGACTGCGGCAAGATTTTTAAGGAGTAACAGATTGGCATTTAAAGGAAGAGTAATCATCAACGAACGTTCAGTCACTCCCTTATACGAACCCAATACTTCAGTCACTCTGTAGCCAATTCTTTGTAGACTACCCATTAGGTCTGCAGTTCGTTGGTCATTCTCTTCTCTATTTAGTTCTGCCCTCTCTGCACTCATGAATATTTGACTTGTCATCTTGACTCCTTTCGTCGAACTTAAACTACCTATCGCCACTCTCTCAAAAAACTTGAGTTTGTTTTTTAGTAAAAAACTACGAGATTAGAAAATCCTTTAGTAATAGCACGTTCAGCCGCCTCAATTAGCTGGTCCTCATTAGGTTCAGTCACATAGATTGCATCAGCAATGGAGACTAACTTCAGTTGACTGATATCCTCAATTACCAACTGTCCTTTGAAACCGGCACGACGAACTAACTGATTGATGCGGCCATTGATTAATTCTAATAGATTGTGTTTCATCCTACTATCTCCATTAGTGAGTAAACGGTTCCAGTTGCATCAAAATAATTACCTTTAGAATCTGTATATCTGTAAATAGCCAAATAATTATAAACAAAATCTCCATACTCTTTAAGTGCAACCCATTCAACTTTAATACAGTCTTTTAAAATATTTAATTCTTTAATTCCTAACTTATTAGTTTTTCTTAATTCACCATTTTGTTTAAAAGAATTAGATAATAAGTAAGTAATACCTTTAATCATCTGTTCTTTAGTTATCTCTCTATTATATATATCATTTAAAAAATACTCTTCTTTTAAAAAATCTTTATATTCAGAACCACAATGACCTATAGCTTTTATAAAATATTTAATTTCATTTTCAGTCCATAAGTGTTTCGCATCTTGAAGTTTTTGCATCCATTGTCTACTTGCTTTAGTTATTTTCATATTTACTTCCCCCTTTAATTGCTTAACGGCATTTCCTAAAAATACTTTAGAAAATCAAGCTGAAATTCTCTTTAGGTCTAACGTTGAATGCTGGTCACTCTCGTGGTTTTTCCAACAAGTGACAAGAGTCCAACATTTGTCAATCACGTTGGGTGCAAGTACATAAACAAAATCCCATCCATGAGACTGTGGAATGCGAATTACCAATTTCGTCACAGTTCGGCCATATGATTCTAATTCCACTACGAAACCATCTACCTTTAAGTAGTCTGGAATTGAGATTCCCTTCTCTTCAGCTCTCTTCACTGCATGAGCAGTTGGCCTTACGTGTAAAATTGGAAGACTGAATCTACTTAAATCTGGATGTGTTGAGATGTTGAAACGTTGGAATTGCATAACTCCCCCTTTATTATCACTTAACGGCATTTTCCTACTTTACTTTAGGTCTTTTTGTAAAAATTTCGTATTCAGTAATAAATAAATAAAAACGCATGTTTACGTTCTTTAGCTTCCTTGATTGCCCTTATTACTTCATCCAACTCTTTAGGCCGTATCAAATGGATTCCCTTATCCGAATAACTATGGTACTGGACGGCTATGAGACTAATTTGTCCCTCATAACCTAAAGTTTTCTTTAGATGTACCAAATAATGGGACGTGATGAGATTGTGCATGAGACTTTCCTTTCGTTTTGGTACCGAAATCAGTTTCGCTACCAAACTACCTATCGGTCAAGTTGATTTAAAACTTGAATTCTAAATATACTTGAAGTATAGTTATGATTAGCTTCTTTGAGGAGTTACAAAAGACTGAAGGCCAGGTTTGCTCCAAGAGTATCCTGGTTTTCTTTTTATTCAAATGGCTAAATAAGACAATATCTGTAAATAAAAAACAACTGAACAATCTCAATTACTTTGGCGGCCGGATTTAGCTCTTGTGTAATATCAAGTACTTACAAGATTGGCCGCTCTCAATTAGTTTGTTATTTACAGTCAATCATCAACTATGAATACCTAGATTTCCAAAATGAGGGATGCTCCATCTAGTTCGATGGGCCAAAGGACTAGGCGCTGTGCATGAGGATTAGTAGCTTACGCTGTCTAGGTTGGAGACCTACGACTTAGGTACAGTCACCTACCACACATCGTCAAGCAGCCTCGCGAACGAACTTGAAGAGTGGAGTGGGGTTTTGGGGGGTTGGGTGGGTTGCGAAGTTACGCCAACACACTGGGGCAGTTGAGGTAAGGAGTTAAGTGCTTAATATTGTTGAGGTTTGGCCACAAGCAGTAAGGTCGATGGGCCTAGATAGAGCATTGATATTACTGAAGATTCGGCCGACTAACAGTTAGTATGCAAATCTAAGGGTATAGAATTGCTATGAAATTATAGATTGAAAATCGAATAGGGGAGATATAGACTAGCTGTTGGTACTTAAGGACTAGGAGCATGAATACTAAGAGCATGAGGACTAGTATTCATGATTACTAGGTTGTTAAGCTCCCTATAGGTATGGAACCCTGGCAGGCATTGGATAATGCGATTCTAACAGAAAATTCAAATCTGTCAACAAAAAAATTAACGAGATTGAAATTGACAGGAGTGTCTAATTATTATACACTCCCAAATGGGAGGGGTCTACATCGAAGATGGTTCTCAAACATAAATCAGCAGCCAAAAGATTGTACCCCTACCGCCTTCTTGCTTACCTCCTCTACGGAGAGCAGCAACAGACAATTAATGGTGGCATTTGGATTCACTACACCAATATCCGCAATGCCCACTACTGCTCTCTAAAGAGCCTCCAGGAAGCAATCCTAGAGCTCGAGGAGCAAGGATTCCTGCAAGTGACTAGTAGGGTACGAGGACGGTGCCACGTGTACCTGAAGCCCCCTAAAAACGCCAATTGCGGCCATGTTAAGAATTGGATGGTATCTTAGATGTTAGAGCTTTTGAAAAACACGAGGACCTTATAAGTGTCCGAGCTTAGAAAATCAAGTATGGGTCAAGTGCCTACTTCAGAATCTCTCCAAGAGATGGCTGAAGAACTAGTATTCCGTCCCAACATGGAGCAGAGACGCGCCAAAAGTAATTTCTGGGCCCGTCAGCAAGAGATGCCAATCCAGATGGACCCAGCTACCTTTGACACCCCTTATATGGTCAGACTGGCTGGAAATAAGAATTTGAAGGGGTGGCTTACACAAAAGGGATTCAAGGAATGGTTCTTGGATGCCAACGATGTGAGCGGCCGACTTGAGTTCCTATTCGACTTGGCAATCAGCTCACTTGAGAGCATCATCATGAATGAAGACCCTAAGGCACAATCTGCAAGAGTGAATGCCATCAAGCTTGCGGCCGAGTTAGCCAACAAGATGCCAAATAGATGGGCTCGTCAATCCTATGCGGATGAATTGATTGGGAAGATGGACGAAGTACAACTAGAAGCCTTCTTAGAGAAAAAAGGTGTCAACCTAAAACTAACAGCTAAAGCAGGAGTACGAGATGACAGCAAGAAAAGCGAAGCCATTGAAGCGACAATACTTGATTCAAGTGCACTCAGCGACAAGCACTAAGGTTGAATCAATCAAGATTGAAGGCGTGGCAATTCAATTTGATGAGTGTGGAGAAGATTCTTTCTTCAGTTTGCTCAATGAATTCAAACAACCTGTCTACGTGTGTCCAACTAGCCGTCTTGTGGATTGCAAAGCGGTTGATGAAGTAATTGCTCAAACTCAAGCTCCTAGAACTACAGGACAATCTAAAGTTCTCAGTCTTCTAAACACAACTAAACAAACAGAAATTAGCTGAGTAAATAAATGAACACACTAACTGCACTCGGCCCGATTGATAATGGGAAGACGGCTAGAGCCATAATGGAAACTACGACTGGGTCTAACGTGACTACAGTCAACTTTTCTGTTGATGCAGACACTCTATTGGTTACTTTGAATGTTATCAGCATCTCTCCAGGTACTAGTCTTGATGTAAAAATGTATGGTCGGGCTGGACAAACTGGTTCAAATGAGAAGCTCATCTTGAGTTTCCCCACACAAACTACTGCAACGACTGAACTTTTAGTTCAGAAGTCGGCAATCAGTCTATCAAATGCAAGAATTGAAGCCACCTGTGATGGCGCTGTAAGTTATGAAGTTTGGGTTCGTGGAGTCTCTGGTTCCGTTGGAGACCAGACCATTAAGATTGTTCCCGGTGGGGCTGACTCTCTACGTGCCAGTCAGATTACAATTGGTACCTCACCCAGTCTTCTTGTACCTCCAACTCCTTTCGATAGGTCTGGCATTATTATTCGCAATTGGAATCAAACAACATCAGTCCTCTATATAAAGGAAGATGCGACTTCAGTGACTTCAGTTGGTTATCCTCTTGCTCCTTTAGAGGCACTTGCAATGGATGTAGATTCAAACGTAAGTGTGTATGGCCAAGCTGATGTAGGGACAATTGACGTTCGCATTCTAGAAGGCGGCTCATGATGACACTTTGCGAAGCAATGTGGAATGGAGTGACAACGAAATGACACTATTCAGGCAATTAAATTCAACAGGAAGTGGCGGTAGCTCAGGACCAGATAATTTCTCCTATGAATTCATTGCTTCTACGCAAACAGTTACAGTTCCAGCTGGGCAGCAAATGCTAGTAAATAACTTGATTGATAATCAAGGGTTGCTAATTGTTGAAGGTTCTGTTACTCTAGTAGATAGTGACCGAGGATTTGGCTTTCCTTCTGAAATAAGAAGTGGTGAAGTTTACACGATTGGAGTACGCCGACAAGTGGTACTTCAAGGTTTAATTGACAATCAAGGATTATTAGAAAATTTTGGTACGTTAGTACTCCTCTAAAAAGGTAGATTAAAATGGTTGCTTCTCGTTTACGCTTAACTCAGGGCTCAACACCAGACCCAACTCCAACTAATACTTCAGACCTTTTCGTAGGTGGCGATGGCCATTTAAAACGGATTGATGAAGCCGGCGTTGTACATGACTACGATGCCACCTCTGCCTTAAATACAGTTGCAGATACGGATTCAATTGACCTCACATTAAGTGTGGGACAGTTGTCTGCCGACGTCCGTCTTTCTGGTGGAACTTTAGACGTAGATTCAAACGGAATTAAGGTAGCATCCGGTGGAATTTCCAACTCTGAAATTTCTCCAACAGCTGCAATCTCCTATTCTAAACTTAATCTAGTGAATAGTATTGACAATGCAGACATTTCAAGTATGGCTGGGATTGTTTACTCTAAATTAAATCTATCCAATTCAATTTCAAACTCAGATGTAAGCCCAACAGCAGGAATCACTTATTCAAAACTTGCTCTCTCAAACGGAATTGTAGACGGAGATATTAATTCTTCAGCTGCTATTTCTTTAGGTAAACTGGCTACAATGACTGCATCAAGAGCAGTTGTTTCCGACGCAAGTGGTTTCTTAACTCCATCTTCCGTCACTAGCACGGAAGTCAGTTACTTATCTGGAGTTACTAGTAGCATTCAAACTCAATTGAACAATAAACAAGCAACTGGTAATTACCTAACGGGATTGACCGGAGATGTAGTTGCATCAGGTCCAGGAAATGCTTCTTCAACTATTGCAGCTGGAGCAATTGATAACGGAAAAGTTTCTGGAACAGCTGGTATTGCTTATTCTAAGTTAAATTTAGCAAATAGTATCCTTAATTCGGATATCAATACGGCAGCCGCAATAGCATATTCCAAATTAAGTTTAACTGCTTCTATTGTTAATAATGATGTAAGTCCAAGTGCAGCAATCTCCTACTCAAAATTAAATCTATCTAATTCAATCGTAAATGCAGATGTTAGTCCTTTAGCAGCTATTGTTTATAGCAAACTATCACTATCAAATAGTATTGTTAATGCCGATATTTCAACTACGGCTGCAATAGCCTACTCTAAATTGAACCTATTCGCTAGTATCGTCAATGCTGACGTGGCAAGTGGAGCCGCAATTGCTCTAAACAAACTAGCTACAACAACAGCAAGTCGTGCGCTCGTATCAGATGGCTCAGGAATCATCAGTCCTTCTGCAACTACTGCAACTGAGATTGGTTATGTGAATGGAGTCACCAGTAGTATCCAAACTCAATTAAATACAAAATTAGTGGACCCAACAACTACTCGCGGTGACCTAATCACTAGAGATGCTTCAAATGTGATTAGACTTCCTCGCGGAGCTACTGACCAACTCTTATCCGTTAATTCATCTGGAGATTTAGTTTGGAGAGATGAAAATCTTGGACAGGACTTTGGTGGAGCACAAGATGGAAACTTAACAGTAACAGGACTAGTTACACTCTCACAAATTGCTTACTACCACACTTTAAAACTGGATACAGGCGGCGTTCTTGTAACCAACGGCTATCCTGTTTACTGTAGAACTTTAGACCTAACAACAGCAGATACGAACTCCCTTAGATGGAATGGAAATAATGGTACAACTCCAACAAGTACATCTGGTGGAGCTGGAGGTGGAATACTAACAGCTGCAGTTCTTGGCGGAGCGGGAGGTGGCGGTACAGGTGCAACTGGAGTAGTAAATGCCAATGGTGCTTTAGCTGTTGCGCCTGGTAATGCTACTCCTGCAAACGGTGGAGCAGGAGGAGCAGGCGGTAACGGCGGAACAGGACAATTAGGTCTAACTACAGGCGGTGGAGTAAGGGCTGGCGGTACTGTTTCAAATACAGTATTTTTTGACCGATTTGAAACTCAATTCATAAGGGGGGGCACTCAAATAGTTGGAGCAGCTCCTGGAGCAGGCGGAAGTTCTGGAGGAGGAGATGCAGCTGCAGCCGGTAAAGGCGGCGGAGGCGGAGGAAGCGGTGGCGGTATGGTTGCTATTTTTGCAGAAACAATAATAACTGGTCCGTCTACTCCAGCCGGAGTAATTAGAGCTATGGGTGGAAATGGCGGAAATGGTTCTTCTTCAGCTGTTGTTAATAGCGCGGGTGGAGGAGGAGGTGGAGGTGGCGGCGGTGGAGGCTACGTATACATCGCTTACTTATACAAGCAAGGAGCTCCAGTAGCAGACCTCATTAATGCAGATGGCGGAGCTGGAGGAAACGGAGGTCCAGCATTTGCCAACGGTATTGCAGGAAATGGCGGAAATGGCGGAAATGGTGGAAGAATTCGTATATTTGATACATACAATCAAGTAAGTACTGCAGCTGCAGGTGGAACCGGTTCAGCTGGTTCTGCAGGTTCTGGATTAGTAGGTGGACTTGGCGGTCAAGGCGGAACTTGTAGAGCTACATTGTAAGGAGCACAAATCATGGAAAAACGAGACATATTAAATTGGCAAGATGAAAAGATTGGAGAGCTAGAACTTCCTGATGGAACAAGTGAGGAAGTATGGGCACTGAAGCTTTCCATGTTCTCTCAACCTCCTTCTTCAATCTCAATGAAGGAATTGGTTCAAAATAAAATTCTTAAATATCGTTCAACTGCAACTCAACTATTGACTGAAATGTATGCAGAAAACACTTTAGCTGGAATCACACTACAACAATCTGATGATATGTTTAGTGAATATGCAGATGTGATTCTTCGTATTCAACAAGGTGCACTTCCAAGTGCTTTGTACCGCTTAAGTCAAAAAACTCCAAGTGGATTTGTAACGCAAGATTTACTGGACAACTGGGCTCGTCGCATTCGGGATTATATTTGAATCATGGAAATCCTTTTCGTAAAAAGTAACAAATTGGGTTCTCGTCTAATTCGCTATGTGACCGGCGAAGCTTGTTCACATGTTGCCATTCGTTTAAACGAGCATCTAGTGTTGCATGCTAAGTTCAGTGGAGTAGATGCCGACCTATGGGAATCTTTCAAGCAAGACTACGAGATTGTCTATAGATTAGAGCCAGTTGAGCAAGTAGACACTGAAAAAATCATCGAGAAGCTCGCACTAAACTATGAAGGTTCTCACTACGACTATGCAGGATTCCTCTATTTGGGTTTCTATCTCATAGCAAAAAGATTAGGATTTTCAATAGGTACCAAGAATGCTTGGGCAAAAGGCCCAAATTACATGTGTACAGAACTTGTCGGCGAACTTGTTGAAGGAGAAAAGAATAGTCTCTTGACTCCTGAACAATTAAAAGATAAACTAGTTAAAACGGGCAATTGGGCTCTTAAGGAGAATAAATAATGGGACAAGCTAACACAGCATCGGAAAAACGAACTAAACCTGGAATAGTTCCAGCTAGTCAAACCAATCTGCCTATTTCTAAAGCAATCACAATACAAGAGAATGGGGCAATTAACTATCGTATGGACATCATTGTTGGAAAGGTTGTAGTTGCATCCGCCATCACCGCGAAGCTTCAAGATTCTTCTGGCTATAATCTTTGGAACGACTTGAATACAGTGAGCATAACGGCAAGTACTACTAAAACAATCTCAAGTGCAGACCCAACTACGGCTCAACTTCAAATCACTTCACACGGATACACACGAGGACAACCGGTTATTTTAAATGAAGTTGGAGTATTACCAGCAGGTCTACTTCCTCACATTGTTTACTACGCTCTTCCAGTTGACGCGAACAACATTCAATTAGTAGCTGAACCTAATTCAAACATTGCAGTTCGTTTTATAGATGCAGGAAGCGGTTCAAACGAAAGCACTGCTGCACGTTTGTTTACAATCAAAGTATCTTCAGTTGATGCAGGTTCTGCAGCAATGATTCCTATGCGTAGTTCTATTAGAGCAGTGATTACAACAGGGTCTGGAGATTCTGCTCAAGTTGCACAGTGTTTCAGCATCCAATAGGCTAACTGCAGGGCAGTTTGTACTAGTTCGCTTTGCTCACAAGACTCGCAAACTGGATAATAAGAGATGGATAGAAAATTAGTTGAAGCTAAAATGATTGCCGCCGCGATTGCACGTCGCGAACGGCTCATGACAAATAAAGCTTTCGACCCCCTCTATCCAGATTCTCGTCCTACTGCAGCTCAACAAGAAGTATTTGATGAGTTTGGTCGCATTCAAAAACAATTCATAGTAGCCGGAAATCAATGTCTAGCAGAAGATACCCTAGTTATGACCCCTCAAGGCCCTATTAAAATTCAAGATATTAAAGTTGGAGATATCGTCTACAGTGAAGAAGGAAAACCTATAAAAGTATTAAAAACTTTTAATAATGGGAGAAAAGAAGTTGCAGATATTACGTTTAGAGGAAAAATCTGGGCTTCGGCAACTGCAGAGCACACTTTTTTAGTTCAAGATTCTCATAAAAAAATTAGAGAACGTAGACTGATAAATGCAGTTAAAGATGATATTATCTTAAGAAAATTAGTTAAAACTCCTTTAGGAATTAAAAATGAACCTCATGCTTATGCTATAGGAGCCTTATTGGGAGATGGGTGCAGTAGACAATCAGGAGAGATTCAAATCTCTTCGGCTACGGATTTAATACCAAACAAAGTGGCTAAAATTTTAAATGGAAAAGTAACCAGTCAACACGAAACTAACTATACGTGGAAATTAGGAACTAAAGAGTGTAATCACTATATTGCATGGTGCAAGGACAGATATGCTCATGAGAAGATTGTTGATTTAGAGGAAATAAAAAAATGGGACCGCGAATCTTTAATTAAATTTGTAGCAGGCCTTATAGATACCGATGGCAGTCTATATCCTGGAAAAGATTTTGTTTCTTTCAGTTTAAGTATGCAATCTCTTTCTGTGCTTAAAGCCTTTGAATATGCAGTTCTCGCACTTTGGCAAACTCCTTTATCTATCCATAAAGACAATAGAAGTAAATATAAAAATGGTCCAGTCTATGAATATTACACTAGAAATGTCAAATTTATTAAATATATAATGGAAGAATTAAATCCTCATATCGTTTCTCCTCAAAAAAAATGGAGAGAAGAGTATTCCTCTATTGGAGGACTAAAAACTTCTGATATAGGAATTGGATTAAAATGGGGAGCAAATCCAAGAATAGTTAACACTTATGATATTCATGTAGATTCTTCAACTAATTTATATTTACTAGCAAATGGATTGGTCACTCACAACTCGGGAAAATCACAAGTTTGTTCTCGACTAATAAGTTGGATGTTTACTGAAACTCATCCTACATGGAAAAGGCCAGAAGCATGGAAGGATGAACCTCTTTTCATTCTTGTATTAGGAAGAAATGGTAAGCAAATTGAAGAATCCTTACTTCCCAAATTACGAAGCTACATGGAAGAGGGAAGCTACAAAGAAGTTCGAATTGGAAACATCATTCAAAAGCTTGAACATAAGAATGGTAATCGAATTGTATTTCAATCTTTAGAAAACCCATCAATTGCACGCGAGCGGATTCAATCATATGTCTGTCACTTGGTGTGGCAAGATGAGATGCCTCCAGACCTCTTCATTATTGATGAGTCCTTTAGACGTCTTCAGGCAAGAGAAGGATATTACCTAGCTTCTTTCACTCCTTTAATAGTTAACAAGGAAATTACTCAACTAGTTGATGGCTCAGATGGAGTGACTGCTAAGAAATATCAGTTCAATATGTTGGACAACCCTTTGTATGCAGACCCTAAAAGAAAAGCTCAACTATTGGCAGAACTCAGTCAGTTTCCAGAATCAGTTCGCAATACGCGCTTATATGGACACTGGTCCTCGGCAGATAATGCCGTCTATCAGTTCAATCGTGCAACAATGGTTCAAGACCCAATCAACTATTCTAGAAGCTGGCGTCATGTAGAATCTAGTGACCCGGCAACTGAATCTAAGTTTGGATTTACCCTATGGGCAGAAGACCCATCAACTGGTATTTGGTATCTGGTTAGGGCTGACTACATAAACGGAATTTACGTACCAGAAAGAATCTATGAAGAAGTAATGAAACGAACCAATGGATTCAACTTAGTGAGAAGAATTGCCGACCCGGCCGCAACTTGGTATATCAACACGGCCAGGGGACATCAAGTCAATTATTCAACTCCCTATTCTAAAAACAATCGTAAACCAGAATTAATTAAGAATCTTCAAAACGCTCTAGGTATTGGAGAAATTAGGATTGCAAGTTGGTGTACTGATTTCATTGATGAAATTGAAGAGTGTCAATGGTCTGATTCGGTGAATAACCGCATTGTAAATGCATCCAAATACCATTTACTTGATTCGGCTCAGTATTTCGTTGACTTAAAACCAAAAGGTGAACTAGTCAAACAAGAAATTCCTTGGTATACTCAAGCAAAGTTGGACCTTCAAAAACGAGTCCAGAAAAAAGCTGAAGAGAAAAAACGAGTAGAAATGAAACTAAATAGACGGAGAAGAAGATGGCCTTCCTTTACTCTTTGATGTTCTACGCAACAATAACCGGATTACTAATGATTGCCAAACAACGGCAAGCTAATAGAATGGAACGTGCTACTAAACGCTACTACGAACTTCAAGTTGCTCTTGCAAGAAGAAGACGGAGATTCTGAATTCGTGCTATGCACTCAAAATTTTCCAAATAAGGAAATAACATGTCAATACAATTAGTGATTAAAATTGCTCAAAGTGAACTTCCTACTAAAGCTAAAGATGAGTACAAAGAGCCTACTATTTATGACAAGGTGAAACAAGCTATTGAGTGCTTTGAATGTGATGTAGACAGAGATGAAGCTTGGTCTTACATTCTGAGACTAAACAATTTCATCATGCTGAAAGATAAGCCAACTCCAAAAGAACTTCGTGTACTCAAAATGATTCTTCCTTTGATTGATAGACATGGACAACAGGGAAGTCCAAGTGCAATAACTAGTATTTCTAAATTAAAAATGTGGGGACTTAAATGAGTGAACTTTGCGAAGCAAATGAGCGAGGAGTGAAACGATGAGTGAATTAGTTTCAAAATTAGCAATATGGGATGACCAAGAAGCAGAACGCCAATTGGGACAAAGACTTAAAGCAGCCAAAGAATGGCGTCAGCGCTATGAAAGACAATGGCTTATTAATGAAAACTCCGTGTTCAATACACGAGGACTTTTCTTATTCAATAATTATGACTCTAGCTACTTTAGTGACCTTTCAGCACTTGGGTCTAATGACGTGGAAGCAGGTTCATCCGATGTAGGAGTGAACTACATCTACAAAAATTTGAAGTATATCCATTCTCAGCTTTCTTCTAATCCGCCTTCAGTAATTGCACGTCCTGCAACAAGTGACGCAGATGACCGTCGAAAAGCAGATGCAGCAGATAGGGCAGTTCAATACTTAAGAAATCAATACGACCTTCAAGATAAGTTTGACCTATTCACACTTCCAATGCTCGTCTATGGAACCGGATGGATGAAGCATGTATTTGACTCAACCAAAGGCGACATTTTGGATGTAGATGCAGAAGGGAACCTCCTATTGGAAGGCGATTTCAGTATTACAAATCCTTCTGTATGGGATATTTGGTCAGAACCTGCAGCAAACTTTGATGACTGTCGTTATATATTTGAACAATTATCTGTTCCTTACGAACAAGCTTGCATGATGTTTCCTGGAAAAGAAGACCTATTGAAGCAATATCTAACTAAAGATTCTTCCCAAGTTAGTGGCTCAGCTAGCGGACAACCAGCTCGTCGTAATACCTTGAACCAAAGTAAATTTGATAGCGTGAACATTCTTCAATATTGGGAAAAGGGATTGAATTATAATGGATTTAAAGGAAGATTTTGCTACCTACTTCCAGATGGTAAGCTTCTTTCTAAAGTAATGCCCAATCCTCATCGTTTCTATCTTCCTAAAGAAGGAAAACTAAAAGAACTATTAGAAGAAGGTAAGCTTAAAGAACTTCCTGATTGTGCCTATCTTCCATATACAATTCTAACTGATGGCGACATGCCAGACTCTTATTTAGGACGTTCTGCAGTTGACTTTTCCGTAGGTCAACAAGACATGTACAACCGTCTTTTAAACTGCGAATTGGACATACTTGAAGCTCACGGAGTAGTCCGCATCATCAAACCACAAGATGCAGAGCTAAAAGATGACAGTCTCACTAATAGTCCCCATGTAATTGTTGAATACTCTGGCCAAATTCCTCCTTCATACATGGAACCAATGCCGTTTCCTCAGCAATTGAATGTAACTAAAGAATCCCTTAAAGCTGCAATCGATGATAGTTGGGGTGTCAACGAGTCAATGTTTGGACAACAATCTCGTGAGCAAGCAACTAGTCTGATGCAATATGCAACCAATCAAGGAAATATGATTAGAAGAAGGATGTTCAATAAGTATACACGAGCAGTTAAGAATGTATATCAACAGCTACTCAGTCTCATTGTTAAACATTGGAAAACTAAAAAAATGATTAAGATGCTTGGTAAAGAAAAAGCATTTGAATCTATGGAATTAAAAGGAACTGACGTAGATGGTGGATTCGACCTTGTAGTCGAGTATGGAACTAGCTTTAGTTTAGACCCACTAACTAGACGTGAAGAAATTCTAACACTTCAACCACTCTTCGAGAAAGCGGGAGTAGATGCAGCTAAAGTTCTCTCAATGTTGAAGCTAACTGAAGTAAGTGGGTTGTACGACCGACTTACACTTGCTGCAGATAGACAAAGAGAAATATTTGAAGAAATGACAGCTACCAATCTATACATTGCTCCAGAAGAACTTCAAGACCATAAAAACATGCTTACTTATTCCTACGAGTATCTAATGACTAGTGAATTTAAATACTTACCAAAAGAAGCTAAGCAATTAATTCAACAGCACGTTAAAGCACGAGAACAAATGGCAGCTCAAGGTGCAGCAGGTGCCAATCCTCCAGGAACTCAAGCTCCAGGTCCAGCTCCAGAAATGGGTTCAGCAGGAATGCCTCCAATAGCTCCAGGTATGGCTCCAGGACAGGCAACTACTGACCAAGTTCAACCGGGCGGCGATTCAGGTGCTCCGGCGCCGGCAGGACAGTGACTTCTAAAAGACACACTTTAAAGAAGTGACTAAATACTTGACAGTCCTGTGTAATTCCTATACACTTCAACTGATTGGCCCATCTTTTATTTCATTAGACGGCTAACTATTCAATATTATTATGCTATCCTTTTAGGACGCATATAAAAAGGGAGACTTATGGCAGACAATAAGCCATTAAATAACGCGTCGATTGTCGATGCTGCTTGGGATAGTGCAATGAATGGACCTGCAGAGGTTCCTTCAATGATTCCATCTTCAGAGCCAGCACCAAGAAGCAATCCATTAGATGAAGACTTCTCACAATCTTCTTCTAGTGAAGCAACCTCAGGCAGTGAAGATTCAAGTTCGGTAGACTCTCTTGAGACTCCAGCTCCTGTAAAACAGGAAGCGGACACCTCTGAGTTCATCTACGTAACTGGTCCTAACGGGAGAGAAAAGCTTAAGATTGATTACTCCAATAAGGAAGCAATCAAAAAGGCATTTGCAGCTCAGTATGGAATGCGCAAGTTTCAAGCTGAAAGAGATGCAAGCCGAGCTGAAGTGGGTAAGTTTAAAGACAAAGCGTCAAACTACGATAAGATTGAGAAACTTTGGTCCGAAGGCGGACTTGAAGGTCTCATCAGTGCTCTAGATAAAGATGGCTTTGAAAAACTAGTTCAAGCTAGAGTTGACCGTGCTCAAAAACGTCTCAATGCTACTGAAGAAGAGCAAAGAATGATGGATTTGGAAGAACGTGAAGCTGCTAGAGAATTAGAGAATAAGCGTCTACGTGAGCAAGTAGAAAAGCAGTTGGCTGAATCTAAACAAAGAGAAGAAGCTGCTGACCTTAAACGACTTGAATCCAAGCTTCATCCTCAATTCCACAAGTACAACTTCAGTGGAAAATTAGGAGACGCTAAGGTTGAGCATCGTTACAATCAATTCTTGTGGGCACAAGCTATGGACGGTCTGGCTAAATATCCAGAAGACCAAGAGCTAACTCCAGCAATGATTGAACGAGAGTTCAGAGAAGTTGCTTTAGACTTAAAACGAGTGATAGCTAAACAGAGCGAAGATGTTGCCGCAAAGGCCATCGCCGCTAAGAAAGTAGCAGCACGTGAAAATGCAGGCGTGCAAGTAGTTAAGAATACGTCTCAGCCTTCATTGAACAATAGTGTTCGTGAAGACTTAAAAAAAGGTAACGTAGGCGGCGCAATCGACAGTCTCTTTAAGGCGTTTGGTCGCTGATAGCTCGCTTCTAAGGAAGCTCGCAAAAGGAATTCTAAACAATGGCTTTTCAACCAATTGACCAACTAATCAATAACCTTGGTAAGGTAGCAACAATCTCTTTCTCTGAAGGTATCCGTTCTTTGTTATCTCAAGAACATGCTGAATGGGAAATGGTATACATCAATACTAAATCTGACGAAATTTCTCGTCAACACCAATTCTCAGTTCAAGACTCTTTTGGTCCTGCATCTATTCAGTTACGCTCTCCAGGTGCTAACGGTCCTTTCCCTCGTGCTCAATCACTTTCTACAAAAGAAGGTATTGCACAGTTCAAAGAAATTAACGCTTCAGTATCAGTTCCACTTTCAATTATCAAAGCTTTGGAAACTCGTCCTGGTTACGTTAAAGATTTCTTGAAAATGGAAATTGACTCTAAAGGGATTGCTTCTCGTCGTTTAATGGCTCAAATGTTCCACGGTGACGGGACTGGTATCATCGGTACAGTAGCTTCTCAATCAGTAGTTGCTGGCCAAGCTCAAGTAGTTCATGACGTTGCTTCTCGCGGCCACATCGGTTGGTTCGAACTTGGCGACCTTCTTCTTGCTAAGAGTAACGCAGGCGCAGCTAGAACTCCATCTCTTTCTTCTGGTACATTCTACGCTTATAAGGTTGTAAATAAAGTTCGTGCAACTGATACAGTTACGCTTCAAGCAGTTGATGCAAACGAAGCTCCACTTGTAGTTACTGCAACTAACCTTGTAGCAACTGACTACTTCATTCGCGTTGGCCAACCTACAGCTCCAGACCTTACTTCTTCAATTTCAGACTATGGTACTGTAACTGAAGCAATTCCTGGTTTGGAATCTCTTTGTGCGGCTGACGGCCGAGTTGTTCACCAATTAACAATGACAGGCGCTTTAGCTTCAACTGTTAAAGACGGTGGCGCTGCTCCTCTTGACGTTCCAATGATTGACCAATTGGTTTCTGACGTTAAAACTAACGTTGGTGCATCTCGTTACAACTACAAAATGATGTTGATGGCTCAAGAATCTCGTTCTGCTTTAGTAGAAGCTCATGAAGTTGACCGTCGTTTCGTTACAGCTGAAGACGCAACTACAGGGGTGAAGAAATACTTCTTCCAACACGAAGACAGTTCCATTGCATTGAAGACTTCAGAATTCAACCGTAAAGACCGCGTTTGGATTCTTCCTGAGAAAAAAGGCGGAGAGAAAATCTTTGAATACCGCGGAACTGATTTCATGGACGCAGCTATTCCTGGACAATCTAAATTCGCTTACGCTCCATCAGCTACAGCAGGCTTATATGACCGTTCAGTAGTTACATTCATGGTTGCTTACGGAACTATGATTTGTCACCACGCTCGTGCAGTTGGCCGTCTTGAAAATTTCACGGTATAATCTAACGATTAACCGAGCCCAGGCTAACGCCTGGGACTGTCTAAGTATGCATGCCGGGGTCTTTTAGACTAGAAGAGATGGCGCAACCTGCCCGCTCTTCGGACCTCCCTCCTCCGGCAAAGTGGTTGGTGGCGGGGCTAACCCGTACCTCTTCTTCCTTTCAATGGGAAGAATTCCCACCTTAGTTTGCTCACTTAGTGATGAGTGGGCAAATCCTTCCTCTGAGAATTTCCTTAGCTGAAGGACACTTCCTTAATTCCACGTCCTTTGAGACTGTTGGTTGGAGAATTACAATGGCTGTTAATATTCTAAAAGAACGCGCTGGCGCTCCTAAATATCCTGCTCGTCGCTTTGATAAACGCGAAAGAAAACTAATTAAAGACTTAACTAATGCTGGCGGATTGTATGCTATTGCCACTTATGACTTTGCTAGTCAAGGTGGAGCAATTGGTACCATCTCTCTTGCTGTTACTCTTCCTGCAAATGCAGTAGTTACTGATGTCTTCACTGACGTCCTAACTGCACCTACTTCTTCTGGCTCAGATGGAACTATTCGTTTAAATGTTCCAACAGAAGGTAACTTGAATGCTGCCTTAACTGCTGACGGAGCAGCTTCAGGAGTAATTGCTCAAACTCCAAATACTGGTTCAACTGTACTTCCTAAAAAAGCTGCAGCTGACCGCGTATTGCAAGTTACAATTGCTACAAGTGCATTAACTGCTGGAAAACTTCGCTATTTAGTTCGTTACGTTCTTTCTGCTTAACTCGCTTTTTGAGCTCGTCGCGCATCGTCGATGCGGACACGCATTTAAAAAAGAGGAACTAACAGCGTGGCTACTACAACAACACCAAATTTAAAGCTACGAATCTCTGACAGTCTAACTGCAGATGCTAAGTACAACCTCGAGAGAATCGACGGATTAGCTGGCATCTTCAGTTTAGACCTTGGAGAAAATACCTTAATACGAAGCATTGGAAACATTTCGCTTCTTCCTCATGACCCATCAAGAGGCGGAGATGGAGTACCAGGAGTAATCAGTCTTGGTACAGCTGACCAACCAATTGCTAATCTACAAGTCTATGCTCAATCTGTTCAGTTCACTACATTGATTGGTTTAAAAGACCAAGCTGTAGGTTCAACTAAACAATTAAATATTTCTTATAAGTCAGACCTAAATGGTCTCGCAGACAATACTGCGGACCGTTCATTGACGATTGACCTTGATGGTGCTAACAGGGCACTAATATTGGGCGGAGATTTCAATTTGCAGGGAAACCTCTCATTGACTTCTTCGTTCAATCAATCTCTAGTTCTTCCTCCTGACTACGGGTCGGCTGGACAGACACTTCAAACTGATGGAGCCGGCAATCTAAGCTGGGTTTCAGCAGCAGGTTCAGGCACAGTTACTTCAGTTTCCTTAAGTGCTCCTGCAGAATTCTCGGTTTCAGGTTCTCCTATTACTTCTTCTGGAACTCTAGTTCTAGGACTTACTACGCAGGCTGCCAATCAAGTATGGGCCGGCCCGGTTTCTGGTCCAGATGCAACTCCTTCGTTTCGCTCTCTAACTCTTGCAGATTTTCCTCTCTCCAGTCTTAATGCTGCTTATCCATGGACAACTGCTGATGGTGCTTCTCTAACAATAAACCATTCTTTTAATAGTCAGCAATTGATGGTAGAAGTATTAGACGTAGATAACAACTACGAGACAATCTCAATGCAACAAATAACTCGTCCTTCAAACAGTCAACTTCAACTAACCGCCTCTTCTGCTCCTGCGGGAAATTGGATTGTATTAGTAAACAAAATAGGAACATAAAATGAAAATATTTGGTAAAATTACACTAAGAGACAATCAAGCTATTGAATTAAATAATAGTGCGAATAGTTTTGCTGTATCGGTTCGTGCTCCAAGTGCCCTAAGTGCAAATCGCCTTATAGTACTTCCAGGAACTGCTGGCTCCAGTGGCGACAGTATGGTGACTGATGGTTCTGGAAATCTAAGCTTTGCCGCTAGAGTTCAAGGACCAGGCTCTGCAACTGATAACTCACTGGTTCGTTTTGATGGAACTACAGGTAGCCTCATTCAAAATTCAAATGCATCCCTCTCAGATGCAGGTGCACTTTCATTAGCAGCAGGTCTTTCTTTACTAGATTCAGGATTTTCTGTCTCCCTATTAGCACCTACACTTGCAGCTTCTTACTCTTTGACACTCCCAACAGATGATGGAACAAGCGGTCAAGTATTGACTACAGATGGTTCTGGAGTATTGAGCTGGACTTCTCCTGCAACTGGACTTCAAAAGGTTGTTGCAACATGGGCCGACACTGATGGAGCTTCTAAAACAGTTACACACAACTTGGGAACTACAGTTCAAGTTCAAGTTTACGACCTTACAGACAATAGTCTCATAATGGTCGAATCTGTAGTACAAACGGATTCAAATACAGTAGACTTAACAGCAAGTTCTGCACCTAGTGCATCTGGATTTCAAGTTATCATCATTGGTTAATTAAATAAGATTGGAGTTTGAAATATGAAAATGTTTGGTTCTTGGAGTGAATTAGTCTCCAATCTCTTTAGAAAAAATGGCCAATCTATTACAGTTCAGCCAAACCAAGGAACTACCTACACTGCATCTAGAACTGTTGACCTTCCGGCAGAGGATGCAAATGGAGTATTAGTTTCTCGGACATCTACAGACACTCTAACTAATAAGACTCTAACAACTCCTACTCTGAATGCACCTGTTATCAATGGTGCAACTACACTAAGTGTAGATGATTCAAACTCGGCTTTTAATCTCCTAGTTGCATCCACTTCGGGATTGACTGCCGATAGAACAGTGACACTGAATGCAAATGATGGAAATAGAACTCTAAGCTTAACGGCCAACCTATCATTGGCTGGCGCAAACGCACTCACATTGACTACAACTGGCTCCACAAATGTCACTCTTCCGACTACAGGTACACTTGCTACCCTAGCCGGTTCTGAAACTCTTTCAAATAAGACACTAGCAACTCCATCCATTACAACTAGAGCTAACTTCTCAAATCAAGCAGAGGCTTCTTTTGTTGACTCAGGAAGCAACTTCGTTAGACTAAAAGCTCCTTCTACGGTTTCTTCTTCCTACACAATGGAACTTCCAACCGCAGCTGGAACTACAAATCAGGCTCTTTCCATCAATGGTTCAGGCAACTTATTTTGGCAAACAGTAACTGGAGCTTCACTTGCAACTCCAACTACAGCTGGAATTGTTAAAAGTTACACGGCCGACATTCAAGCGGCTGTAAATACAGTAACTGCAAACTACACAATCCTAACTAATGATGGATATTCAACAATCCTTGCTGATGCAACAGGAGGAGCTTTCTTAATAAGCCTTCCTTCCGCATCTGCCAATGTAGGGCGTGAGATTACAATCAAGAAAATTGATAGTTCAACAAACGAAGTATTAATCGACTCCGGTACTATTGATGGAAAAACATCTCGTCCTTTAGGTGCTCAATTTGAATGGGTCAGATTGGTATCCGATGGAACTGTATGGTTTGAAATTGCAGCTAGTGGCTCTAATTGGATTCCAATCACATCTGGAATTACCATCAGTGGATTTTCTGCAACCATTAATTTCTATAAGATTCGTCGTAATGCTAACAAGACTATGGATGTTATTTGCGACCTAAGTGTAACTAGCGCAACTGGAAGTGAAGCTCAAGTTAGTCTTCCTTCAGGAAGAATTTGCGATTCGAATGT